ATTTTATTATTATTGGTATAATTGTATTTTTAACAATATATTACAATATTTATCGATATATTAAAATTCATTTCGATGACGAATCTGAATATATTAAAAACTATAGAAAATTGAAAAAATGTAAAGATTGTAGAATTGTAATATCTCTAACAACTATTCCGGAAAGAATTAATTTAATAAAACCAGTAATTAAGTCATTACTTGACCAATCTGTTAAAGTTGACCAGATTGTAATCAATTTACCTAAAATGTGTAAAGATAAAACATATGATGTTCCAGATGATTTGAAAAATATGTGTAATATAATTACATGCGGGAGAGATTATGGCCCCGGAACGAAATTTATTCCAACAATATTAAGAGAACAACAGTCTGATACAATAATAATTATGGTAGACGATGATTACATATATGGTTATGATTTTATTGAGACAATATTGGATGAGTATGAAAAAAACCCAGAATGTGCGATTGTTATGAATGAAGCGATATTGTTAAAACCAGAGTTTTTAGATACAGATGTTATATATACAAATAAAAAATATATAGATAATGAATGGATTAAGAAATATATAAAATCTGAACAAAAAAATATAAATTATAATAAAAATTTACGTTCATTCATGATATAACTTTAAAACTTTTTTATAACTTTAAAAGAAGTTATAAAAAAACTTAAAAAACTTAATTTTATTTTTTATATTTTTTTAATAAGATATCCAATCTGTACAACTTTTTTAGCCGCTCTATCTTCGGAATTTATAATATTTTTAATATTAATCAATAATTCATCTTTGTTTTTGTCATTATTTTTAGTTTTACCGTAAATTATGTTTTTGTATAATTTTTCTCTTTCATTTAATAACATTTCTTTTTCGTATACTAAAGTTTCAATTATATGTTGATATTTTGAAGATGATGAAAAAGATGATACTATTCTCGAATACAGTTGTTGAATTTTATAAAATATTAACAATGTCATAAAAAATATATTAACATTGAAGAAATTGTCATTATAATATCTAATTGCAATATCAGCATAAGTAAATATAAAATCAATTGTCAATATTGAGAAAACCATTAATTTTTCTTCAGCATAATTTATAGAATGTCTTATCATAACCTTATCGATATTAAAATCATAGGTAAACATATTTTCAATTGTTGTAGAATTCATTATACATTTTTATATGACCTTAAAAATTTTTATTCAATTTTTTTCTTATATATCAATTACTTTAAATTCTACTTTACATTCGGGTATATTACCATAATAAGAGTAAAATATTCTGTTAAACGCAGGGTTGTACTTGTAGATTAAACTTTTTCCCATAATGTTTCGTTTCAATTCATTTTTATCTACTTTTTCGATATATTCTTCATACACTTTTTTCACGACAGCATAATCTGTGAATGGTAGCATTACAATACCTTGATATTCTTGTTTTTTACCAGATAAATCAACTTCTAATTTTTCAGGACAGAATTTCTTTAAATTGGTATTTGATAATATTTTTTCCATTGCTTTTGGTAAAAGAGATGAACTTTGAGGAGGTAAGATAGACATTAATTGTAAAAACGGCGAAGGAGGTAATCCGCGATGGTATCTTGGACGGGAGAAATTAGAAATATATTTCACCATCATACTTGCTGAAGGAGCATAATGATGAGGAAAATACCATCGCCAACTTGGAACTTCTTTTGTATAATAACTTAAAATCCATTGCATGCCTATTAAATAATCATGACAAACTTGTTCTAAATTTTCACCTTCAAAATGTTTGTTATGATATTTTTCGCGGTATTTATCGATATCAACTACATACTTATCACCGTCAAATGTAGAACAACTATTTAAAATTTCATCTGGAAAATATTGTGTTCTATGTTTCATTTTTTGTTCAAATAGTTCTTTTTCACTGTCTGCGATTATTTCTAAAAATTTACCTAACGCAACTTTACAAAAAACAACATTTCCTTTTGTATTTCTTGTGATATGTCCATTAGTTGAACCAACTGTTTTACATACTTGTAAAATAACTTCAATACCACCTTCAATAATTTCAAGAGATGGAATATGAGGTAAAAAATCATTTCCACATAAGAAACATAAGAATACAAAATCGTTAATAACCCATTCTTCGTTGAATTTATATTCTGATTCTTCAGTAGGTTCCCAACGCATAATTTCAATTAATTGTTTTCTTACAGAGCCAATATCAAGAAGAAGGAAATTATTATTACGGTCAAAAGTATCATCGCGTAAAACATAAAATTTCGGATAATGAGTTAATAAAGAAAGCATGATTAAATCAGCATCTAAACCGTGGATAATAAAACTTTCATTATTTTTTGTATATTTACGAATGAAACTGGTTAGTTTTTGTTCACCTTCTGAAGGGACACTACTTGAAGAATAAACAATTTCAATATTTTGCCATAGTGGATTTTCAGTCAAACGATTTCTAATAAACCAATCAATATATTTACAAAGATGATCCATGAATTCAGTACCTGGGCTTATTTTATTAGAATCGAATGATTTATCACCTTCTTCTCTATCTGCACCAGCTTTAAAACGGCGTTTACGTTGTTGTGCTTGTTTACTTGCAGGAGCCGGCCCGTCGACGCATAGAATCAGACGTCTTTCAGGGTTTACGGTAATTAAAATATTTTCTATAGTTTGACATACATCGTTAAAAACTTGTTGATGAGTAAATTTGTTTTCTTTGATTTCAATTTTGTATGGAGGTTTAAAGTTTCCATATTTAAAAACTTTTTGTGCACTTGTATGAAATAGACCATTACAATCAATCATTAAATTATCGATTTTAATATCAGGATTGAATTCAGATAAACTTTTCTGAATTTTGTAAATATCTTTAGAAAATTGTTTTCTATACCAACTGTAAAAATTAAAGATTCCCATTTTATTAATATAATATTTTGGTTTTAGATGTAAAATAATAATTCATTTTTAATTTTTTGAAATTAAAAATTTTATGTCATTTAACTACTTCTTCTCTTACTTCTCTTGCTTCTCTTACTTCTCTTACTTCTCTTACTTCTCTTGCTTCTCTTTTTACTTCTGCTTTTAATCTTTTGTTGATTAGCCTTGAAGATTTTTCTCATTCTTGGACTTTTCATCATTTTCTTCATTAATTTCTTACCCAAAGAATGTTTCTTTTTTGAAACAATACGGCTGTGTTTGTTCATCATAAGGTCAGACTTTTTGAGACCACCTGGTGTTTTTAAAGCAGTACCGTGCCATACTTGCGCTTTAGTTCCTACAGTTGTTGAATGCATTTTTTTATTTATTGAAATATTAAAAAAAACTTTTTTTAAAAGTTATTTAAAAAACTTTGCTATACACATTTTTATATTATCATTATTTGAATTTTCGCACATTAATATTACTAAATCATCAATTGGACATTTATTTTCTACCAACCACTCGACAATTTCAGTATGATTATTATTTATTGCATCAACAAGTGCAAATGAATCTAACGGGCAACCATTAGAGTATGCCCATTTTAAAATTTCCATATGTCCATTACAAGAAGCATCAATTGTTGTCCATTCATTCCAAGGACAGTTTTTTGTTCTTAAAAATTTCAATATATTTAAATTTCCTAAAGAAGCTGCACGAGAACAACAAAGGGGAGTCATTGGAAGTCGTTTTTCTATACCCCAATTTAATAAATTTATATCATTTAATGATATTGCGAGTTCACAAAAATCTTCTTCGAATCTTGGGATACTTTTTAATACCCAATCAATAGTATCATAATCATTTTGTTGTAATAAATAATAAAATTCATCATCATCGAAAATCAGTTCTTCTTTTATCCATCTATAAACAGGTGATGATAGTGGTATATGAAATGAATTTAAATATTTTGTATTTTCATTGTAATGACATTTATTTTTTTTCAACCAATTTAATTTATCGATGTTATTTTGGTTTATTACAAAATCGTATAATTTACTTGGCATATAATATTTGCCTATTTTAAAATAAATGTAATCCAACACATCACAATTTCCGTATTGAACTCCGTATTCAAACATGTCAAATTTACTTACTTTAAAATCTTTGAAGTTTTCTAACCATTTTAAATATTTTACATCGGAGAAAACTAATGATTTAGAAGGAATATATATTTTTTTATTAACTGAATCGGAAAAATCACGACAAGTTTGAACATAAAAAAATAAATCATCATTACCGAGGAATTGAGTTATTTCATTTAAAATATCGTGATTCAATAAAAAGTTCATGTTGGTTTTATAATTTTTTAATTTCATACTTAAATAAAAAATCAATTTTATTCTCTTGACTATAAATAAAGAAGGAAATGAAACGAAGAACACCACGTCGTCGTAAATCATCGTCTCCAAGCCCGTTTACATATGAAGATTATAATAGTGGAGATGGAATGTTAACATCTGTATGGGGTCCAGTATTTTGGTTTTTTCTTCATACTATGAGTTTTAATTATCCTGTTAAACCGACTGAAGAAAATAAAAAACATTACAGAGATTTCATATTAAGTTTAAAAGATATTTTACCTTGTAAATATTGTAGAGATAATTTTAAGGTGAATATAAAAAAATTACCACTTACGATGGATAAAATGAAAAATCGAGAAACATTTTCTCGTTATGTTTATGACCTCCATGAACTTATAAATACAATGTTGAATAAAAAATCGCATTTATCTTACGAAGATATAAGAGAACGATTTGAAACGTTTAGAGCGAAATGTATAGAAGAAAAACCAAAGAAAACATCTTGTAAAAAGAAAAAACATTCTGGATGTGTAAAACCATTTTATGGAAAAAAATCAAAATGTATATTGAAAATAGTTCCACATGATAAAAAAATTGATACAGTTCAAATACATAAAAGTTGTAAATTAAAAAGAAAATAATTCGATAAATTTAATATTTTACATAAAATAAAAGGAATGGATGAACTTCTCACAGCATCAAAAAATGGTCGTACAGAAATTGTTAAAAAATTGTTAAAAAATGGAGGAAATGTCAATGTACAAAATAATAAAGGACATACCGCTCTTATGATTGCATCACAATTTGGTCATACAGAAATTGTTGAATTATTATTAGATTATGGAGGAAATGTCAATCTACAAGATAAAAAAGATTTAACGGCTCTTATAGTTGCATCACGATTTGGTCATACAGAAATTGTTGAATTATTATTAAAAAAAAAAGAAATACTTGTCGAACTACTAGATATTGAAAGTTTTACGGCTCTTATGACTGCATCACAAAATGGTCATACAAAAATTGTTGAATTATTATTAGAATATGGAGTAAATGTCAATTTACAAAATATTAAAGGACATACCGCTCTTATGATTGCATCATTTATTGGTCATACAAAAATTGTTGAATTATTATTAAAATATGAAGGAGAAGTCAATCTACGAGATATTGATGGTTTTACGGCTTTTATGCTTGCATCACAAAATGGTCATACAAAAATTGTTAAATTATTAAAAGAAAAAATTGATGACATCAATCTACAAAATAAAAGTGGTTCTACGGCTCTTATGCTTGCATCACAAAATGGTCGTAAAGAAATTGTTGAATTATTATTAGAATATGGAGTAGATGTCAATGTACAAAGTGAAAAAGGTTTAACGGCTCTTATGCTTGCAACGACATTTGGCACTGATAATATAATTATAAAACAATTATTAAATCATTTATTAAAACATGGAAAATTAAATATAAACATTTTAAATGAACAAAATATTTTGTATTGTGCTATTATAATGAATACTAATGCTAATGCTAGTTATAAAATTACTGAATTTTTAGTTAATTTTGTAACTGACAAATTCAATGAAACTGAAAAATCCAGTTTTATCAATAATACTGACAAATATGGATTTTCCCCTTTTTTACGTGCAATTCAAGCTAAAAAATATAATATTGCTAAATTTTTAATATCAAAAAATGCAGATGTTAATATATCATATGAAGATGATTTTTTTGGTGATATTGATGCTTTAAAACTGATAATAAAAAACGAAAAAGACAAAAAAGACGAAAAAGAAAAAAAAGAAATTTTAGAAATAGTTAAAGCGATAATAAAAAAAAACCCAAAAGATATATATCAATTATCTTATTCCATTTTTTATTATAATGAAAATAATGAAATTATGGGAGAAATTATAGGAGAAATGATACGTTCACAGAAATTTAAGTACGAATTTACGGGTGATAATAATAATATTATAAATCATTTATCTAAATATTCTTATAAAAATGATGAAATTAATTATATTTTTAGCGATTTAGATTTAAAACATCAGATAGAGATTGTAAATGCCGTAATAAAAAATGATAAAACCAATAAAAATATAAAAAAAAATTTTATAGAAATACATTCAAAACTTTTACCAAATACAAAAGACGAAAAAGAAGAAGTTGAAAGAAAAGAAGTTGAAAGAAAAGCAAGAGTAGAAGCTGAAAAAGCTGAAAGAAAAAAAGTTGAAGAAGAAAGAAAAAGAAAAAAAGCTGAAGAAGTCGAAGCAGAAAGAAAAAGAAAAGAACTCGAAGCAGAAAGAAAAAGAAAAGAACTCGAAGCAGAAAGAAAAAGAAAAGAAGCTGAAGAAGCTGAAAAAGCTGAAAAAGTCGAAGCAGAAAGAAAAAAAGCTGAAAGAAAAAAAGCTGAAGAAGCCGAAAGAAAAGCAGAAATAGAAAATATAAAAAATAATAGAATCAATTATATTAATAATAAAATATTAAACTTTTATGGACATCATTATGATATAAAAAATAATGGATATACTCATTATGTACAAGCAGTAGAAAATATTGAAGAACAAATAAAAATTGAAAATAATTTAAAAAAAGATTTAGGAACAAAAATATCAAAAAATATAGCTGATGATACCAAAATAATTAATAAAGATGTAAATGAATATAATAAATATGTAGATAGTATTGTTAATTTAAAAAATGATAAAATAAAATATGAAAATGAAAGAATAATTATTAAAAATGATTTTGAAAATTCCTATTTTTATTTCGATCCAACGAAATCAAAAAATAGAAATTGGATAGAAAATTGTAAGAATGTAAAAAATCAATGTGGTAGATTACAATTGAGAATAGATATTGATGAACCAGATATAGATAAAAAAATTAAAATTCATGGAATATTTCCAGATGAAAATGGTGGTGAATCAACTTATATAGTTGAAAATAAAAATTTATTTTCTGATGAAGTATATTATTTTGATGAAATATATAATAATAATTTTATTACATTTTTTGGAAATATAAATGAATATAACGCATCATTTAATAGTCATCTAAAATATAGTAATCAGTCGAATGATAATTTTAAATATAATACAATTTGGTTAGCCGAAGCAATAATGGTTTTGTTTAAAACAAGATTTAGTAGTATATTAGAACATGGGATTGATAAAATTGAATCAGATATTAATGCACTTTTTTTAGACCCTCTAAATTTCATTTGGGGTTTTGAAAAATGTGAAAAAAGAAATCAATATAAAAATAGACTTTATCTTTATTTCAAAGTTTGTTTTAATACATCAAATAATTTATGGCAATTTTGTAAAAATAATTATACTTTTTCTATTGAGACTGGTGGGAAATATGAAGATGGTAGAAAGAAAAAATCTGTAAGGAAGTCTGTAAGGAAGTCTTCAAAGAAAGTTTTAAGGAAATCTGTAAGGAAGTCTTCAAAGAAAGTTTTAAGGAAATCTGTAAGGAAAGTTTTAAGGAAGTCTTCAAAGAAAGTTTTAAGGAAGTCTGTAAGGAAAGTTTTAAGGAAGTCTGTAAGGAAAGTTTTAAGGAAGTCTGTAAGGAAAGTTTTAAGGAAGTCTGTAAGGAAATTAATTTAAAGAATTTTAATAAAATGTCAAAAAGTTTTAGAAAGAAAAAACATTCTGGATGCGTAAAAATTGTAAATTAAAAAATATTTTTTGTAAAAAATTTTTTACAAAATTAATACCTGTCATTGTCATAATTATTTATTTTTTTTATTTTACAAAATTAAATTTAAAGAATTTTTATTATTTTAATAAAATGTCAAAAAGTGTTGGTCAGAAGCCATCATTATGGAATAATGAAATGGTAAATTCAGCTTTGAAATCAATGTCTCCATCGGATTTAGAGCATTATAAAAAGTTAGGTGAAAGTTTATATAAAGATTTAAATTTTGAAACATCAAATATTGAATCAAAAGAAAACATACCTCCTTATTTGTCAGATGCATTAGCATATATTGTAGAATCTATAAAATCTGGATTACATCCAAGTATGTTAGATGAAGATGAGAAAAAAGTTTTAGAAGAAATATATGGAAAAGAATGGTATTTAAAATTTGATTACACAAAAGAAGATTTAACCGATATTGTTACTGTAAGAACAAACTAAAAATTTTTTAATCGTAAAAATGATTAAAAAATTTTTTTATTTTTTATCATTCCATTTTTCGGCAATGACTTTAAAAATTTCTTTTTTATCTAAATTTTTATGTTTTGGATATTCTTTTTTTACAAATTTTTGATATGCATTTAATTTCTTTTTAGGACTTTTCTTTTTCAATTTCAAATCCAATTTCAAAAAAGGAGACCTACATTTTGTTTTACAATCATTGTTTTTCATATCACAATTTGCTATGCATTTTTTATATGCTTTCTCATACATTTTCAATTTAGGCGAAGACATTTTTAATTATAAAGTTTTTTTTATTTTTTTTTTAAATTTTTCCATAACATATTTGCTCTTGTATATATTTGTTTATCTGTTAAATTCGGAGATTCCTTTTTAATATCATTCATTTTAGATTCTATAAATTGTTTTTTTGTTGTTATTTCATTCACCACACTGTTTTCAGTTTGATTGTGATATGCATATTGCGGGACAATTCCACCTCGTTTCATTGTTTCTTCAGCTTCTTTATCTTCATAAAATTTCAAATTACTCTTGTCTATTTCTGTATTTACTTTAACCCCTCCGTCATGTTTTGCGTAATCAATTGCTATTAAACAAGCGGCTTTTCCATCGTTAAACTGACCAACATAATATGCAACAATACCCATTAAATGCCATCGTTTATAATCGTAATCGTGTCGATTAACAAATAATATAGCATCTTTAGGATAAGGTATACTACAAGCCAATTTGAGAAAAGTAAATGCCATTACCCACATTTTAATTTGAATATAATGGATTGCGATAAATAATAATGGTTCTGCACGATGAGAATGTTCAAATGCTTTGATATAAAACATCATAGAATCATGCCATTCGTGATTTAATTTCTGTGTTAATTCTCCAGAACGAAGTAAGGCATGGAATTTTTCTTCTTGGAATCCTTCTAATGTTGCTCTTATTTTATAATAATATAAAGATTCTTCGTTTTCACCTAAACAAGAACATGTTTGGGCTAAATAAAAAACTGTTCGAGGTTCGGTAGGGTCTTTTACATATTCAGTATGTAATAATTCTTTATCGCGTTTGAATCTTTTACCTGATTTATCGTCATCCTGTGTTCTATCTTGATATAAAACTGCAGAATCAGGTAATTTCACTATCGGTTCATCTTCGTCTATATTAGTTTTTATATATTCGTGGACAACGCCACGATATCTCCAACCTTTATGTGCTTTAATAAAACGGACATTATAATATTTATCATGTTGCCCAGACCACCATTCTTGAACCATTAAGAAACCAGACGATTTTTTATCTTTATATTCTTCAGCAAATCGTCGTAAATTATTGGCGCCTCGCAATTCATCATTTGTATCCATCAAAAGTAGATAATCTATATCTTCAAAGGAATCAGCAAAATCAAGTGATTCATTTCTTGATGTAGAAAAATCAATAAATGTTCCTTCTTTTAATCTTAATGGAATATTGTATTTTTCTGAAAAATCTTTACAAATCTGAATAGTATTATCAGTAGAACCAGTATCAAAGATAACGAGAGAATCAGCGAAGTCTTTAACACTTTCAAGAGAAACGTGAAGTCTCTTTTTTTCATTTTTAACCATCAATAAAACTGCTATGTGCACCATTTTTAATTAAATAATTATGATTTTAAATAAGATATTTATTATTTTCTTGTTAATGTAAATCTTCCAATTTTTTTAGAACCTTTTTTTGGTGATGACGAAGAAATTCTCAAATTAGTAAATTTTATACCAGACCGAGGAGAACGCGATGATCTTGTAGAACGACGAGGTGAACGAGGTGAACGAGATGTTCTTTTACGTCGAGGTGAATGTGATCTTCTGGGAGGATTTGAACCAGTAGTAATCGATTTTACTGTAAAACGACCGACTTTTTTATTTGGATATAAATTAATATTTTTTGTTATTTTACCTACTATTTTATTAACATTTTTATTTATATAATCTTCATAAGTAATATCATCATCAACAATTGTAAATCGCCCAACTTGTTTTTCATTTGGTCTTTTTCTATTAATTCTAACTTCTTGACCGTGTTCATCAATATAATCTGGATAATCTTCATAACTTTTATGTGGTTCAAGTTCGTCTATAATTGTAAATCGTCCAACTTGTTTTTCATTTGGTCTCTTTCTATTAATTCTAACTTCTTGACCGTGTTCATCCACATAATCCGGATAATCTTCATAACTTTTATGTGTTTTAAGAATTGGTAAACTAAACATTTTTATTTAAAGAAAAATTTTATTTATAAAAAATAAAACTCTCAAAGGTGGAGAAAATATACTTTCTCAAAAATAAAATTGAATAAAAAATTCTTTAAGAAATAAAATAATAAGATGGATATGATTTATACTTTTGAGCAAATAGATAATATTATGGATTCTATTAATAGTTATAGTATTCGTGAATCTTTTATAAAAAAATATATAAATGATTTGGCTAATAAAAACGAAGATAATAGAGAAAGTTTTAGATTATATAGTACTGGTGTTATTGTTAATGAAAATGAAATAAGATTAGAACAAGAAGTAACTGGTTCAATAGATTTCTTTAATTTTCCTAATAAAATCGGAAATCAATCATATATAGTATCATCATTAGAAAATTGTATTCAAATTAGAAATACAATGAATGCTATACTTTTATATATCTAAAAAAAATCTTGTATTTTTTAACGCGATTGTGTTAAAAAAATTTTATACTTATAACTTATATTTATACTTAACTTTACTGTCTACAAACATGACACTTATCCAATTGTTCGTTGCAAGTTGTGCAACATTTATGCCAGCAAGATTTAATTACAATATTGTCATAATTAAAATCAGTATAACAAATATCACAACATTCTTTTGCTTTAACCAGTAATTCTTTCATTGAATTTACAGCAAAAGTATTATTATTTATAGCTTTCTTTTCTCTTAGTTTTTCAATTGTATTTTTTAATTTTTCGGTTATTATTACTAAACACACATTTTCTCTACTTAAACTTTCATAATCATATAACAAGTTTCCAATTATTTGTCGCTTACGGAGTATCTCTTGTTTATATTCTCCAACTTCTTCGGATAATTCTGCAATTTTTGCTTCTAATTCAACTACATTTTTTTCTACAACTAATCTTTTACGAACTTCTTCGGTTTTTTTTCGATGACGTTGATATAAAACTTCATTTTCGTCATGAATACGTTTTGTGCAAGAACGTATATTATGACCATCAGATTGATGACAATAAGAGCAGCAGCGTTTTCGAATAACAGTTTCTGACATTTTCTGATGTATTGTGTATGATTTTTATTTACAAACCTAAAATAAAAATTCAATTTTTTTCCAGTGTTTTTTTCGATAAAAATTTAATCTCTAACACGACCAATGACTCTTTCAATTTTATTAAGAATATTTGGATTTGGGATTATTTTACTTCCAATTTTTTCGTAATCTTTAATTACGCTTTCTGGAACAAATATTTTATTTGCTAAATCTTTTTGAGATAATTTTAATTCGCATCTTTTTTGAGCAATTCGCTTTGCAATCGATGGATCTAAAGTTTTATGTTTGAATGTTTCCGTTTCACTTTCTAATTTACGAGCACTCATAACTTTATCACCTAATCCATTAGAACCAGCTTTATTAATTTTGTCTGATGATAAAACGCCTGAAATTCGTCTATCATTCATACTTTCACGCTTGATGAAATCATTTTTTGATTCATTAGCTTGTCTTACACCACGTTTATCCCATTTTACTTCAGTCCAATCTTGAAAATTACCGTCCATTATATAATATACAATTATATTTTTAAATTTAAAATATAATTCAATTTTTATTTTTTTCAAGTCCTAGTCCACTTCTTCGATTTTAACTGAAGGTTCTGTTGGTCTTGGAACTTCTTGTTTTGGTTTTGTAAATTGACTTGGGTCAAATCCAGCAGGCATACCTCCACCTGTATTAGAACCTAACAATGGACTTAGTTTATCTTGAACATCTTTCAATCTGCTATCATATACTTCTTTTGTTGCATCTTGATTTTCATTTAACCACTTTAACTCTGAATCAACTGTTTCCTTAATTGTAGTTTTTGTATCTTCTGGTAGTTGTGACTTTTCATCAAGAGTTGAATTCTTCATTTGATATAAATAATTCTCAAATGAATTTTTAGACTCAATTTGTGCCTTTGTAATTTCATCTTGTTCTTTGAATTTTTCAGCTTCCTTAACCATTCTCTCTATTTCATCAGGTGATAATCTACCTTTATCATTCTTAATTTCAATCTTTTGGTTTTTACCAGTTGATTTTTCATTTGCAGATACATTTAAAATACCATTTGCATCGATATCATATGTAATTTCAATCTGGGGAACTCCTCTTGGCATCGGCGGAATACCTTCCAATTGAAACTTACCAAGCAAATTACAATCTCGCGTCAATGAACGTTCTCCTTCGAAAACTTGAATCAAAACACCTGGCTGATTATCAGAATAGGTAGAAAATGTCTGTGTCTTTTTCGTTGGAATAGTAGTATTTCTGGGAATTAAAACAGTCATAACACCACCAGCTGTTTCCAAACCGAGAGATAGAGGAGCAACATCCAACAACAACAATGAATCTAAATTACTGCTTCCACCATCAACACCACATAAAATAGCGGCTTGGACTGTAGCCCCGTACGCGACTGCTTCGTCTGGGTTAATATCCTTACAAAGTTCTTTGCCATTAAAGAAATCTTTGAGAAGTTGTTGAATTTTTGGAATTCGCGTTGAACCTCCGACTAAAACAATTTCATTGATTTGAGATTTAGACATCTTTGCGTCTTTCAAAACTTTTTCAACAGGTTCTATTGTTTTTCTAAATAAATCAGAATTCATATTCTCAAACGCTGCTCTTGAAATAGAAGAATTAAAATCAATACCTTCAAACAAACCATCAATTTCAATATATGCTTGTGTATTAGATGACAATTGTCTCTTTGCTCTTTCACAAGATGTTCGTAATCTTCTCAAAGCTCTTTGAGAATCTCGCAAATCTTTCTTATGCTTCTTTTTAAACTCGTCAATAAAATAATCTACCATACGATTATCGAAATCAGATCCACCCAAGTGCGTATCTCCAGCTGTTGCTTTAACGTCGAATACTCCATCTTCAATTGCAAGCAACGAAACGTCGAATGTTCCACCTCCCAAATCAAAAATTAATACATTTTTCTCCTGACTGCTTTGTTTATCTAAACCATAGGCTATAGCCGCTGCAGTAGGTTCGTTGATAATTCTCAATACATTCAAACCTGCGATTGCACCTGCGTCTTTTGTGGCTTGTCTTTGAGAATCATTGAAATACGCCGGACATGTGATTACAACATCTGAAATTTCTTCTCCTAAATATTTTTCCGCAATGTCTTTCATCTTTACCAGAACCATCGATGAAATTTCTTCAGGTGAAAATTGTTTCTTTTCACCCTTAAAATTAATTTCAATTAATGGCTTTTCATCTTTACCCGAAATTACTTTAAAAGGGAAATGCTTCAAATCGCTTTGAACAGATGCATCACTAAATTTTCTTCCGATTAGTCGCTTAGCGTCAAAAACAGTATTTTCTGGATTCATAGACGACTGGTTTTTGGCTGCGTCACCAATTAAGCGTTCCGAATCATTAAATCCTACATATGAAGGTGTAGTGCGTTGACCTTGGTCGTTAGCAATAATTTCAACGCGATCATTTTGCCAAACACCAACACAACTATAAGTTGTTCCAAGATCAATTCCAATGGGAATTTTTTTCTTTGTCATATTTTTATTTATGATTTTTGTTTTTAAATTAAATTTAGAAAAGCATATCAGAAATTTCAAATACGTTTGACAATATATAATTTTAAATATTGTAATATATAAAATTTAAATTTATTCTGCTTTATTTATTTTTATTTTTTGATGCATAATATATTATTAAACCAACAACACCACAAGCAACAACTATTCCAATTATTAAACCAAAATTTGAATTATTTGTTGTTTCTGTGGCTGTAGTGGTTGTTTTAGTTGTTTCTGCGGCTGTAGTGGTTGTTTTAGTTGTTTCTGTGTCTGTAGTGGTTGTTGTTTGAGTTGTCGTGGGTGTTTGAGTTGTTTCTGTTTGAGTTGTCGTGGGTGTTTGAGTTGTCGTGGGTGTTTGAGTTGTCGTGGGTGTTTGAGTTGTCGTGGGTGTTTGAATTGTCGTGGGTGTTTGAGTTGTAGTGGGTGTTTGAGTTGTCGTGGGTGTTTGAGTTGTCGTGGGTGGAATTCTTTCACATCCTGATAAAATTATTGGAGTATTTGCACTATTACATTTACTAACAATAGGTGTTCCTGTATATCCTGATGCACATTTAACATAATTATTAATTATTTTGTCTTTTCCAAAATCTTTTAAAGCAAGTAAATATTCAGGAATGTTAGTTTGATCATATGCAATATCATTTGATTTAATACATGATATTAATTTACAACCTGATAATTTTATAGCTTTTTCAGGTTCAGAACATTTTTCTACTTTAACAATACCTTCATAATCTTGACTACATTTAATTTTGCTTTCAATATTCGCAGTATTAAAATTACTCATTATAAGATCAGCCAATTGTACGTTAGAAGTATCATAACCATATTCAAAAGATACTAAACATTTATCAACTGGAATAACTTGTTCAATTTGTGGATCGTAGTTATATTTAAAATTTAAAATATCGTCAGATAATGCATTAAAATTTGGACATATTGGAGAAACTATATCTAATAAATTATTTGTACTAACAATGTCTGTTAGTGTTTTACGTATTGTTCTTTCAGGTGCAGGTTTAAGTGTTTTTGTAACGGGATCAAAATCTGTTAATGACGATAAATTAACATTTGGTACAGGGTTTACTGAATCAGAAACTGATAATTTCGGTTCAGTAAAAGTTATACTAAAAAAACCATTCATTCTAAATAAATAATCTATATTTCTACCTCCTACTTCGTATATATTTGGAACTTTATACAAAAATCCATCTGGTATAGAATTTGGAATTGTAAATGCAGAATTTTCTTCAACGCATATGAGAGGATCTCCTGTGTTATATACATTTCTGTTTAAATTTTTATATGAAGAATTTGTTACAAAACTTTTTGGATTAAATGATATATAATTAACTGCAAAATTTAAAACAATTCTTGATATTCTTTCTAATTTATCTTTTCTAATAGCATCATTTTTACTTGTATCAGTACTATAACTATTATCTAATTTTACAAGTTCATCAACATTACCATATGTTCCATATAATTGGTCAATATCATCAATATTTTTAATTATTTTTGGTCTAAAGTATGTACGTGTAAAATCTTTATTTCTATTATTATAATCTGTAGGATTCAAATTCCAATTATTTTGTTTATAAGAACACGTATTATAATTAAAAATATTTTGATTAATATTAGTATTATATTGATAATAATAACTAGGTTCTTTTATATAAACATAATATCTATTATTTACATAAGAAATTGGGAAAGTCTGAGACAAACCTTGAAAATTTGTTTCAGAAAAGAATGTAATATAATATTGCGGTGTAGTATCTAAATATCTTTCTCGTAAATTTTTAGTATTATCTAAATATCCTTCACGTAAATTTTTATAATCTGAAACACTCATTTTATTTTATGTAATAAAATAAAAAAAAATCTTAATTTTATTTATTTACCGTTAACGAAATACAATCAGAATTAAATAAAATATTCATTTCTTTATAATTCAAACTCATAAAATTATATTCAACAAAATGTTGATTTTCACTTTTTTTACTTAAAAATCCAGCCGGTAAAATAACTTCATTTCCTTCATTTATATTATTATTAAATGTATATGGTGTAAATGGTTGAATATTAATTTTCATCACATAACTAAAATTACAATCATTTATCCAATCTTTAGCAAAAGAATATTCAACACAAGTTGAGAATGGTATTGGTTGGATAATTACACTGTGCGTTTTATCAATGTTATAGACACCTCTATAAACAGTAAGAAATGTATTATAATATTTAACAATTTCAGATAATTTATACCATTCTTTGATAAGATTTATCGTAATATTATTTAATATAACATGAATCACATCCTTTTCTTTTCTAACACGATTCATAAGCATATCATTAAGTATACACTCAGATACGTTTTTATACGATTCATAAGATTTCAAGCATTCATAATGTTTTTTACATAAATCTTCGACATCCATTATATAATTTTTTAATAATTTTCTAAAATAAAAATTCAATTTAAAATATGTAATTTCATTAGATAAAATGGTAAAAACATTAGTCTTATACGTGTTTCACATTATGAATGAACGTGTCCAGCGTTTTATAAATAATGCAATATTTAAAGATGAAGAAATTGATTTTATTATTATATGTAATGATAAAAATATTAATTTTATTTGTCCAGAATATGTGAAAAAGTTTTATAGAGACAATATTGGATATGATTTCGGCGGGTGGAGTGATGCTTTATTAACTGATGATTTATATAAAAATTACGATAATTTTATTTGTGTAAATTCATCTGTTTCTGGACCATATGTTCCAAGTTACTATAAAGGGAAATGGACTGATATTTATATAGATGGATTACAAAATAATGTAAAATTGTTTGGTTCTACAATAAATACGTGTTATCAACCAGAAATAAAAAGTCATGTTCAATCATATATTTTTTCAATGGATAAGGAAACATTAGAATATTTAATAAAATGTGAAATTTTCAGTAAAACAAATTATACAAAAACATTTATAGATACAGTTATATACAAAGAAATTTTAATGTCAAGAAAAATAATTGAAAATGGATGGAATATAGGATGTTTACTACCATGTTACCAAAATGTTGATTTTACTTTTTCGAGCAAACAATTTTGGGAATATGGAATTGAAAATATGGATGATTTGATGTATCCTTGTGATAGAAATGTTAAATGGAATGATTATCAATTAGTTTTTATAAAAGGTAATAGAATGTAATTTTTTAACTAAAAAGTTAAAAAAATAAGAAAAAGTTTTTACATGAAAAAGTTTTTGAAAGTTTCAAATTTTGTTTTGAATTTATCACATTCATCTTTAACAGACGAATACATTTCTTGAATTTTATCACGTTCTTCTTTCATTTTTTCGAAATCATTTTTCATCTTATCAAAATCATTTGATTTAGAAGATAATTTAGTTTCTAAAACTGAAATCTTGGAACTGAAATCATCAGAAACAGACTTGAAATAATTATTCAAATTATTTGTAAAATCATTTGTTAAATTATCGAGGTCTTTCGTTGAAACTGTGGATGTTGGTTTTACTTCTACTACATTTGTTTCCGTTTCTTGAACGACTTCTTCAACACCTTCTGTGTCATCGCCTTGTTCTTCTTCACCACCTTCAACTTCCTCATCTCCACCTTCTTCTTCACCGCCTTCAACTTCTTCTACACCTTCCTCTTCTTCTCCATTTTCATCAACACCTTCTTCAGATTGTGCAATAAATTCATCATATAACTCTTGGTCATATTTAAAAGACCATTGGGCGCATAAATCAATGACTTCTTCATCAAATGGAACAAATTCTCCATTAATCCATCGTCCTATAACAAATTTATCGGTTTTAGATTTAAAAACTAAGGTTGAATCAGGGTGCCATATCGTTTCCATCTCCTTAAGAGGCTTCAATACTTTTCTTTTTTCAGTGCTCATTGTATTAATAATAAAATACAAATCTTTAAACTTTAATTTTCAATTTTTTATTTCTGAAAAAAATTTATTTCGGGAATAAATTAATGTTTTGTAAATCATTTGGATGATTTGCGAATTTTATTGCTTTTAAACACGCATATTTTCCTAACATTAATTCTTCATTACACATTAAAGTCACAATACTTATTAAATGCCAACGAAGATAATCATAAAAATTATTATTGACTAATGTTAGATTTGTTGCTGGTTTTTCAAGTTTTGATAATTTTTTCAAGTATGGTAATGCTTCTTGTGGTATTTTATTATCAATACAATATTTTAGAATATAAACAAATGCATCAACCGGTGGGTCAATACAGTTGATAGCTTTGTTTAAATATTTAAATATTATATCTTTACTTTTTTTTGTTTGAATCGCGCAAAATCCAATGCGAACTAAAGTGAATTTTTCGTCAAAATCCGTAACATTATTTTCTTTTGTATCATAAGATTTTAAATTATACACAAAACCATTTTCAAAATCGTCTATACTCATATAAGATTGCGCCAGAAAATATAAATTTCTCTTATTAGGTTCTGCTTTTAATAATAATTCGATATCTTTTTTGTATCGTTTTTCTGTAGATAAAGCATATTTATTGCGATTTTGATATAATAAAAAAATACCATTCAAATTTACTATATTATCCTTAGCATCCTTAAATCTTTCATGTACTGGGTATTTAATATCATAGCGACAATTTCTATGATTTCTAACAAATCTTATGTCAGAATGAATATCAAGGTCGTTTTTGTATAACCATTTCTGGCTAACAATTCCGTAATTATTGTTTTTTGGAATATCATTGATAATTTTATAAAATTCTTTTTTTGATTTTTCTGTTTGAAATTCATCGCCTGCATCCATTAATAGTAAAAAATCAATTTCTTTAACAGTTTCAGCGAATTCTAATGCATCATTTCTACTTTCCGGAAATGATTTAAAAGAAGTTTCCTTTAAATACAATTTTTGATTATTTTTCTTACAGAATTCTCGTATAACATTTATTGTATTGTCAGAACTTCCAGTATCGAGAATGATAACAGTATCAAAATAATTTTTAATTGATTCTAACGACACTTTAATACTTTCTTCTTCGTTTTTAATCATCATTAATACACCGATATTATTAAGCATTTTATTGAATTTAATTTTGTTTATAAACTACATTATCTCAAATTTCTAAAAAATTCCAACTTATTAAAAATTTTCATTTAAAACCAAAAGAAATTTTATAAAAATGTCTATCGATACAAAACAAATCATTCACATTGCTTCAGAAGTAGTAATTATTGGCAGTTTATCTGCTTTTTTCATTAGTAAAACAAATAAAATGTCTGAACAAATTGATGAATTATCTTCTAAAATTCAAGAACAAAATAATATAATTCAACAACAAAATGAAATTATACAAAAACACGATAATCTTATTTTAAGATTATTAAATACTGTTAATTTGTTGATTCAAGAAAATGGTAATACGCAACAACCACCACCGCCAGAAAAAAAATCTTTGAATATTCCTTCTTCTAAAACAGAAAATAAACCCGCATCAAAATCTTTATCTGTAAATAAAAATGCAAAGTCAAAACCTTTATCCATTCCTAAACCAACACCTTTACCTCAAGTAATAGATTCAAGTAAAAAAGTAGTTATTATGATGCCTACAATGCAACAGCTTCCAACACAGACATCGTCAAGTCGAGTTGAAGAAATAATTGATGAAGAAGAAAATGATGTAATTGAATCATCTTCTGCAATTTTAGATGAAGAATTAGAAGAAGAATTAAAAGAATTAGATGAAGAATTAAATGATGATGAAGAACAAACGTTAATTGACGACGAAGAAGATGTTGAATAAAACATTTTAATTTTATATTCCTTTAATTTTATATTCCTAAAATATAAAATTTATTATTAATCTATCCAAGTATATCTATGCCATCCATTTACAGTAGCAGTAAATTCGACAGTATCACCGACTGTTCCTAAATTGACATTACTACTGGAACCCCAACCATTATTATAGTTAATCGTAACACTACCACCACCACTTATAGCTGTAACAATTTTACGGTCTCCTACAGTACCATTTGGTAATGTAACAGTGTAAGACCCAGTAAGAATAGCTTTAGTTACAGGGATTAAAGGATTTAAAGCTTTGGCAGTTGATACTGTTTCAGATAAAGCATTTTGCGTAGTAATTACACAATCTCTATTTGCTTCATCAACGAGAATATTTGATATTTTGAAACTCATTTATTATAATAAAATATAAAAAATAAAAAATAAAAAAATATTACATAAGTCCTAACGCTAAACATTTTTGTATAGTTTTTTTAATTCGTACATTATTATCTAATATATTATCAACTGATATTGATTGCAATTCCGATAAAACTCCTTCAACATCTTCAATATTTATACGTTCTGTGTCTTCAATTATTTCTTCTTCTAATGCAGATTTTTCATATTCATTTATTGTCGGTTCATCTTCTTCAATATACGAAGGTTCGACTTCTGGTAACGGTTGTACTGTTTCATCAGAATATTCATTAGGTGGTACTGTTTCAGCTGAATATTCGTTAGGCGGTACTGTTTCAGCTGAATATTCGTTAGGCGGTACTGTTTCAGCAGAATATTCGTTAGGTGGTACTGTTTCAGCAGAATATTCAGTATGTAATTTAGGTGGTGAAATTCGTGGTGAAATTCGTGGTGAAATTCGTGGTGAAATTTGTTTTATTTCATCTTCTGGTAAATCAAATTCTTGTGCTGGGTCATCAATTAAAAAAACATGATATAATTTAGTTTCTGAATCATATTTTGTAATTTCTCCATATTCTTCTAAATCTGGTATAAAAACTTTATCACCTTTCTTAAATTTATGCTTAATGGCAACACGTTCTTTTGTTTTAGGAGGAGATTTGAATTTAATACCCCATTTTGGAGATGGAGATTTAGAACGTGATTTGCTTGATTTAAAATGTCTAACTATTTTTTTAATACAATCTCCTTTTTTATCGTCTTTACCAATTTTGATATTATTTTCTTCCATAATTTTTTTAAGGTCTTTCAATAATTTCTTTTTTAAACCTTCAGTTGTGTATTCAAATTTCCCTTGTTTTTGTTTTTCTACAAATGTCTTGAGAAAATCTCGTAATTCTTTAACTTTCAAACCTGTACATGATAAATTATATTTCTTGCAAAGTTTTTTTAAATCAACAAAAATTGTTTTTTCAATAAGGTTATTTAATTCATTGATTTCTTCATCTGTTAAATTAATGATATCTTCTTTATCCGGAAATTTATTCATTTATTTTATACATATTTTTTTATTTTTTTAAATTTTATGTTATTTTTTTTTAACTTAAAGTGGTCGGATTTCATATGTAAATGAAGAATAAAATCATAAAAATTATAAAAGTTCCGTTGCCTCCAGAAGAAAAAGCGACTTTAAACAGACAACAAGTTTTTCCACGAATGCCACGATTGTATTTAGAATTACTTGAGAATAAAGTAAAAATTAAGCAAGATTTAGTAAATAAAGATTATGTTCCAAATGTTTCATCTCAAAAACCATCTTTATATAATGAACCTCCACAAAATTTTTATAAAAAAGATGAAAAAGAAGACAAATACAAAGACGACAAGTATGAAGATGATAAGTACAAAGATGATAAGTACAAAGATGATAAATACAAAGACGATAAAGATAAGTATGAAGACAAGTACAAAGATGATAAAGATAAGTATGAAGACAAGTACAAAGACGATAAGTACAAAGACGATAAGTACAAAGACGACAAGTATGACGACGATAAGTACGAAGACAAGTACAAAGATGATAAATATGATGATAAATACAAAGATGATAAAGATAAGTATGAAGATAAATATAAATCATCTGAATTAGATAATTATGTAAGTTCAACTAAAGATGATTATAAACCAGCATCTCCATCAAGTAATATTTCTGACCGTTTACAAGAATTATTAAAAGATGACCCTGCTGAACCATCAAAACGAAGTTATGAAGATAAATATAGTAAACACCGAGATTTTAATTATCGCAGTGTTGAACAATATAAAAGAAGTATTGACGGTGGTGATAATGAACTTCCTCCTACTTTATCTGAACTTGAAAAACAAGGTGGTGTTATACGAAAGAAAGAATTGCGTGATATTAACAATATTTCTGTAGAAGAACAATATGATGAGGATGCAAAAAGAGAGTTAATGTTTAAAATGGATTTATTGCGTAAATCATATCCAAATTCAATAATTCCAGAATATAGTATTCATTCTGATTATAATTCAATGAAACGTGCATATGAGTCAACTGTTCGACGATTATCTCTTGATTCGTCTGTAGAAAGTTATAAAACATATTTGATTGGTGGTTTTATGATTTGTGAATTTGTTCTTGGTAATTATCTTGGATTTGATATGGTAGGATTTACACAACAACAAATTCTGACAATAAATTCATATGAAGTATTATTAATAGAACTTGGAGAAAAATCATATATTCCTGGTGGGTCAAAATGGCCAGTAGAAATAAGATTACTATTTATGATATTGTGTAATGCTGGATTATTTATTGTAAGTAAAATGATTATGAAACAAACAGGTAGTAATTTACTTGGATTAATTAATAATATGAATCGCGGTAATGTAAATAATACCGCGAACGCTTCAAATTCTAACACAAAGAGAAAAATGAAAGAACCGTCAATAAATGTGGATGATTTACCAGAAATTCCTATTTAATAAGGAATTTTTATAAAAAGTTAAAATAAAAAAATGATTTTAAAAAATATAAATTATAATATATAATAGTAGAATAGTCCATATGACAAGTTTTCAAATAGTTTCAGATTTACACATTGAGTATAAAAATAATGAAATTCCAGACCCATTAACATTAATAACTCCAACATCGGAAATTTTAATTTTAGCAGGTGATATAGGTTCTTTGTATAAAATTAAACAATTACAAGGATTTTTAGAGAAATTATGCATTCATTTTAAAACCGTACTTTATGTACCAGGGAACCATGAATTTTACATGGTTCCAAATGATAATAGTTATGAACCATTATCTATACAGTCTCTGACCAATAGATTGTATTATTTAGAAAAGAATATACAAAATTTATATATTCTTAATCAATCAAGTGTTATTATTAATAACATTTGTATAACTGGTTGCACTCTTTGGTCAAAAGCCGAAGTTAGTATTCCTAAATTTATTGTTCGGATTAATGGAATGACAAATCAGATTTATGAAAATAAATATTTGAGTGATTTGAAATATATCCAAAAAATGATGAGATATTGTAAAAGTAATGATTTACAAATGGTTGTTGTTACTCATCATTGTCCATCTTATGATGTTTTACAAAATAGTCATAAAAGTAATGATAGATTTGTGTCTTTATATGTATCAAATTTAGATTATCTTTTAGATTCTTCATATGTTCACACATGGATTGCTGGTCATACACATAAAAATTTTGATTATATTACTCAAGGTGGAACACGTCTTGTAAGTAATCAACGCGGAAAACCTCGTGATCACGTTTATGATTTTTCAAAAGATTTTGTAGTAAAAGTTGAAAAGAAAGAAAACATATTACATCAACATCAAGATATGATAATTAATAATTATTCAAATTACATTACTGTATAAAAATGTTTTTTTATTTATAAGTTTAAATAAAAAAAATCTAATACCATCCTATACGTGGATAAATATGCCATCCTATAGGAGAACCAATTAAAAAAATAGTATCTCCCATATTAGATAAATTTTGCGTATATAAATTACCATCTTCTGCATTTGGAAAAGAAACATTTACTGTTCCTGTATTCGTTACATCAGTAATTTGAATAATTTTAATTTGACCTGCGTGGCCTTTTGGTAGATATACTGAATACGAACCTCTTTTTAAAAAAGAATTTTGAACTTTTGTGCTTAAATTTGATTCACCTGTAATAATTTCACTTTGTGTTTTTATACCTGTGTTAATATTTTGCGCCGATATTTTAAAAGACATTTTATTTAAAAGCAATATTTTATTTTTAATTTTATTTAACTATGTTTTGTATTTGATTTTTATATATAATTATATACATAGATTTTCAGTCTAATTATCTTTTAAAATTATCACGAATCCACTTTTTATCATTATTAAATTTATTTGACATATTTGGTGTTTTCATACTTTCCGAATCTAATTTTTTTATTAATTCCGACGGTCCAAATACAATAACAAGATTTCCAAGTGCTTCATGTCGTTTTTCATCTTCCATATAGATATCATAACCATATTTATCAAAAAATTCCATACTATTTGCTCGTTTTCTTGGTGATAAAGGTTTCTTTTCTTCTACTTTCTTTTCCTCTGGTTTTTTATTTTCTTTTGTTTGAGTTGGAACTGGTTTCTTATTTTCTTTTGTTTGAGTTGGAACTGTTACCGGTTTCTTATTTTCTTTCGTTTGGGTTGGAACTGGTTTCTTATTTTCTTTTGTTTCTTCTTTCGGTTTCTTTTGTGATGGTGATTTTGGATTCTTGTTTTCTTTAGTTTGCGTTGGTTTTTTCTTAATTGGTGATTTTGTTTTCGTCTCGGTAGATTTTTTTACCGGAGATTTTTTCTTACTTTTAGACATTTTATATTAATATAATAACTTTTTTAATATAAAAATAAAAATTATTCATCGTCAATGAATATTAATTCATCATGAACAAAACTACTTCTTAACTTTTCTAAATCTATATTTATATCATTTTCAGAAATAAATGTTTTTAATTTTTCAAAGTCTGGAGTTCCGCAATACGGTACCTTTTTAACTCCATGTCGTTCATAATTTGTAAATAATTCTCTTGTTCTCGTATGATTTAATATCGAGACATCTATATTCATATTTCTTTCAATTTCTTCAATCGATTTATATTTAGAGATATAATTAAACGATTTCTCTCCTCCTATCTTTGGTATATTTTTATTATAATCACAACCACACATGATACATAAATCCAAAAACTGTTCTTTCGTCAATTTTAATGATTCTAATACTTCTTCATATTTAATTAACACACAAGTATCATTTTTTGTGTCTATTTTTGTTAAAAATATTGGCGACCCATAAGCTAATACATCAGTATCTTCCGATAAAACTCCATCTACTATACCACGTTTACATAAATCAGCACACATACACTCAGCTTCCAAAGGAGCAATATAATAAGGTGTTTGTAATATATCAAATAAATCACGAGTTTTTTGGAAATCTTCGGGTGTTATTTTGATATTATAATTTTTCATTTTATCTATTTTCTCTTTAACATTTTTTATATCGAATTTCGGTGGTTGTATAGCTTTTGTAAGCAATCTTTGAACTGGAACCGATTGCTTTTCTATTTTATCGTGTAAATCCATTAAAATCGGTTCTATTTCACCAGTTAAGTAATATTTATCTAATGCCATATCTAATTCAATTACTTTTTGTTCAGTTTTTTCACGTTGTTTCACTCTTTCTTCACGTTCTGCTGATTTTTCATTTGGAGCACCATTATCGTATATAAAAACACAATGAATTTCATTTCTACGAAGACATTGAACTAAATTCACGAAAGAAATTAGCCATCTATCACCACATATCGCTTTAAATTTGCACATAAATAAAGAAACATCAACAGCTAATTTTTTAAATGCATATTCGGAAAGATGTGTTTCAACGAAAACGTGAGGACACTTCTTTCTTAACAAATTATTCAAATTCTTTATTCCCATTTCTAATTTTAAATAAATTATAAAATTAAATTCAATTTCTTTTTTTATATTTTCTTTTAGATTTTCTTTTAGATTTTCTTTTAGATTTTCTTTTAGATTTTCTTTTAGATTTTCTTTTAGATTTTCTTTTAGATTTTCTTTTAGATTTTCTTTTAGATTTTCTTTTCCCGTCCATTTCCATCGACGGAAGTGTTGATGATGCAACTGTTGTTGATGTAGTTGTTGATGTACCTGTTGATGTAGCTGTTGATGTAGCTGCTGATGACATTTTTATACTATTCATAAATCCTGTTTTAATATAATCATTAGTAAATTCATTAATAATAAACATAAAAATTAATAATAAACATTGTTTTCTAATATTAATAATATAGTTTTTTTCTGCACATTCCAAATCTTTTATTTCTAATTTACTAATTTCAAATATTTTATCTCCGTTACTTATAGTATGATCAGTTAATATTTTATATACTGTAGAATATTCTATATTTGGAATAAATACTAAATTTATTTTATCTTTATAATACCATACCAAGTTTTTTATTTGTATATAATATTCTATAAAATTATCTTCCTTAAAATCATATAATTTTATTATAGACGTGTAAAAATTTTGTTTATTTATTTTAGAAATAAATTTATCTTTTGTATCTTTTTTTGATTTTAATAATGTTACGAATAATTGTAAATATATAATACTTTCGAAAATAATTTTATAATCTAAATCTTTATCTTTATCTATATTTATACAATCTGTTAAGTCAATCATTTTTACATTTAAATCTTTGTCTAAAACCAAATTGTCCATTTTAATATCATCACAAAAAATATTGTTTTTCATACAAATATCAATTACATTGAAAATAGAAACAAATATTTTATCAATATTGACGTCTGATATATTATTTTTTACAGAACCTTTTTCAAAATTTTCAATAATAAAAAACTTATGATATTGTTTACTAATATTTCTTGATATTAATATTGAATCATTTATATTAGTTATTTTTTTTGGGTAAAAAATATCAGCCCCTATTTTTAAATCTTTTAATTTATACATAATATCTATTTCATTTATAAACTTAAGTTTAAAATTATCATCTATAATACTTGGATATATTGACATGCGTATTAATTTAGACTTATCGTTAAATGGTATTATTATATTATTTGCACCATATTTAATACTTGATATATCTATAGTTAAATTATCATGTTCATCTATTATTGCATTGTCTTTAAGAATTTTTTCCAACATAGTAAAATTTATCGAAAAAGTTTGTGTTTGTGTTTTCGCATCTATTGTCGTAGCATCATAACTGAATATTTTTGAAGAATTATAAGTAATATTATTTATTATCATTTATTTAAAATAATAAAATAATATTATAAAATGAAAAATAATCTTACAATCGTCAGTGGATATTGGAAATTTACAGGTAAATACTCATCCGATAAATTCGAAAATTGGTTAAATAATACATTATGTATAAATTGTCCATATGTGTTTTTCGGTAATGAAGAAAGTGTGAATATTGCAAAATCAATTCGGAAAGATTTACCAACTCATTACGTAATTATGGAGATATCTGAATTTTATTCTTATCGTTTTAAAGATAATTTACAAATAATGCCTCCACATGTTCCTTCTATTGAAGTAAATTTAATATGGAATGAAAAAGTTAATCTTGTTGAGAAAGCAAAAGAAATTGACCCTTTTGGTAGTGATTTTTTTATGTGGGTAGATGCTGGAATTTATCAATATAGAGAACGAAAACCCTCAATTGAACCATATCCGAATCAAGAAAAATTAAAAACTTTACCCATTGATAAATTTATTTTTAGCACATCAGATTTTCCAGATTTCGAAGAATTTAAAGTCCATGATAACAATTATTATCATTATATTTCTGGAGGTTGCTTCATCATGCATAAAAGTTTTGTAAATTTATTTGCTGAACTATATAGAAAATATATCGATAAATATTTATCTCAAAATAACTGGGTTAATACAGAACAAAAATTATTGACTCATATGTATACTGAACATCGTGATTTGTTTTATTGTTTAACAGTAGGATATGGAAATGTTGTGAAAGAATTAGAATAAAAATTTTTTTTTTTTTTATTTGCTTAAATAAAAAATGGATAGAATTTCAAGCAGTCCAAAGCGACGTAAGTCAGGCAGTAGTCCGAAGCGACGTAAGTCAGGCAGTAGCCCGAAAAGAAAGTCAGGCAGTAGCCCGAAAAGAAAGTCAGGCAGTAGCCCAAAAAGAAAGTCAGGCAGTAGCCCAAAAAGAAAGTCAGGCAGTAGCCCAAAAAGACATAATGATAATATTTCAAAACTGTTATCGATGAATGGACCTAATCCTTTAAGTTATTTAAATGAAATAGACATAGTTAATTTAAGTCGAGTAAATAAAGAAATTCCAAATTATTTAGAACCAAAATTCTCAAAAAGAAATAATTTTGTAAATTTATTATCGATGAATGGTCCTGATCCTTTAAGTTATTTAGATGATAAAGATTTAAAAAACTTACGTTTAACTAATAAAGAACTTGCAAAAAATTTAAAGTTTAATTCAAAAACTTTGGATTTGCAAAATAAAAATATAGGAGATGAAGGTGCGATTGAAATTGCAAACTTACAATATTTAAAAAATTTTACAAAATTGATGTTAGGAAACAATAATATAGGTACTAACGGTGCTATAGCAATTGCAAACTCACCATATTTAAAAAATTTAAAAGAATTGCATTTAGGGACATTTTCTTCAGGTCTTGGAATTATAAATAATATAGGAACTAGGGGTGCTATAGCAATTGCAAACTCACCATATTTAAAAAATTTAAAAGTTTTGAATCTATCTGAAAATAATATAGGTCCTGAAGGTGTTATAGAAATTGCAAATTCACCAAATTTAAAAAATCTAACAAAATTGATGTTATATGGAAATAATATAGGTACTAACGGTGCTATAGAAATTGCAAATTCACCATATTTATCAAATTTAACAGAATTGACATTATCTGAAAATAATATAGGTACTAACGGTGCTAGAGCAATTGCAAATTCACCATATTTATCAAATTTAACAGAATTGATATTAGATTCAAATAATATAGGTCCTGAAGGTGCTATAGCAATTGCAAACTCACCATATTTAAAAAATTTAAAAGTTTTGATGTTAGGAACTAATAATATAAGAGATGATGGTACTATAGCAATTGCAAACTCACCATATTTAAAAAATTTAAAAGTTTTGAATCTATCTGAAAATAATATAGGCCCTAACGGTGGTAGAGCAATTGCAAATTCATCTTATTTAACAAAATTAACAGACATTGATTTAGTTATTAATAATATAGGATTAGAAGCCGTAATAGAAATAATAACATCTCAGAATTTATCAGAACTAAAAATGTTGGATATAACTGATAATAATTTTGATGAGTCTGACGAAGCTTTAGCAGAAGCTGTTGATAATTCAACAATAGATGATATATTATGGTGGGTGACATAAATTTAAAGTAATATATATCAATGACATGTTCAATAATAATTATTGGGAAATTTTATATTACTTTTTATAATATAAAATTGATAATATGTATTTATGACTTAGTTACTTTCTTTGCTGGTTTTCTTACTACTACCGCTGGTTTCTTTGGTGGTTCCTTAACTTCTACTGGTTCATCTTCCTCATCATCTTCAATCAAACTACCTGCATCATCATCTTCATCGATGCTCAACGGCAATGGAACTGAACGAGATTCAGAAGGTGCTACAACAACTTGTGAATCTGCCTGTGGACGTCTTTGTAAAAGTCTACGAGTTCCAGCAGAAGCAATTGGCTTTACATCACATTCAAACAACTTAATTTGTAGTGAAATCTTATTACCGATGAAAATCGACTCAAACTTAATTGCCGAACGTACATAGCAAGCCTTACCCAATAAATCAAGCGCATTTATTGATTCTCCAGAATCTTCGTCAAAGAAAGCAGTAATGATTTTATTACCATCTTTATCTTTCTTGACAATCAACTTTGCATATAGAACAGGTGAAGCAGTTTCAACTACTACACCCTTTTCCTTCTTTCTGTAAATTGGATTTAACTTCTTGAGGTCATTCTCCTCAAGTTCATACTGCTCCAACTTATCCTTATTTTTAAGTAAATAATCCTTGCATTTTTTAACAATATTTTCAAAAGTTGAAACAAAATCCTTTTGCTCCTTTGAAGCACCATTAATATCGTATAACACTAAAGGTAATTTATATCCATTGATCTTTCCAGTATCTGGACTTGTATCTTCTCCTAAACCATATGAATAAAGACGTTGAGTTTCCATGATTAATGGACCCGACGTACCGTTTTCATACATTGTAGAAATATTAACTCTTTTGAATGAAATCGGTGGCTTGCTATCTGGGATTCCTCCCTCAACAGGCTCACTAAATATCATTCTTGAAGTATCATAGCTTGAAGCCGAAATAATCTCGATGTTACTCATTGTTTATTATATATCTGATATTTCTTTAAGTCAGAAAAATTAAAATTCAATTTTTTTTTTCCGGCATTTTTTATTTTTGTAAAACGTTTTATAAGTTTAATAATACTTATAAATATGCTGTTGCGTAATGGAAAAATAATTGGTAAAGATATTACGATAAGTTGTGTCGAAAAATTACCATATGAAATATTAGTGATTATCATCATTGTAAAGTTTGCTTTAGAAATAAAAATAAACATTGTTATAATTGTAATGAATGTAATATCAATGAATTGCATATGACTTGTGATAAATGTAAAATCTGTTATGCAAAATATAAAACACGTATTTTCAATAATATGCAATATTATCATACATTAAATATGCATATACATTGTAAAAATTGCGATACTGTTAAAGAAAAAGATTATTATTTTTGTTCTAAATGTAAACAAGTTAGTGAATAAATCGTTAATGGAACATTCCCTAAACCATACCGAGACTCGAACATACCGACAATTATATAATTGCTTTTTTTCAAAAAAAATAAAAAATATTATTTTATAAATAAAATGAGCGTTGTTGATGAAACTAAATTTCAAATTAAAGAATCCAAATATGGACTAGGATTATTTTACATAGGTGAAGAAGAAATACCAGAAGGCGAGGTTATTTTTACTGAAACTCCTTTTTTCAAACCACCATATGCTATATTATTATCTGGAAAAAAATTAACTGATTGCGCCTTATTGGCATATTATTCTCTTACAGCCGACGATGAACTAAAAAATAAATTAAATGAATTTAAAATTGGAAAACCATCTGATGAATTTGTAAAAAATATAATTGAAACTTATGAAAACGAAATTAATTTATTAACGAATTTATTAACGAAATCATTTTCGCAAATAGAAGAAAATAAAATTAAAATAAAAAAAAATATGATAAAAATTCTTGATATAATAGAGGATTTTAAAAATAAGATTATTAATGAGATTATTAGAATGGCATTGTATAGATTATCTTGTAATTCTATTTTAATATACAATGTTTCCATAAACAAATACGAACAAGTTCCTTATGAATGGGGTTTTTTTAAATTTGCAACTAGAGCAAATCATTCTTGTGATCCAAATATGGAAATTATTGACCCAGTTTGTGAAGAGCCTCCTAAACATGGACAAGTTTGCGGTAAAACAGAAGGTGAAATAAAATTCAGGGCAATAAAAACAATAAAAAAAGATGATGAATTAACTTATTCTTATATTAGAAAAGAGATATATATTAATGAAAAAACAGGAATATTTGATGAAAATGCTTACAAACAATCATTATTGACTAATTATGGTTTTGATTGTAATTGTAGTCATTGTTTTTCCGGTAGTGCTGAAACAAAAGTAGAAACTCATGACAAAGGCAAAAGAAAATCTAAAAGAAAATCTAAAAGAAAATCTAAAAGAAAATCTAAAAGAAAATCTAAAAGAAAATCTAAAAGAAAATCTAAAAGAAAATCTAAAAGAAAATATAAATAAAGAATATATAAAATTTTTTAACCTACTCGGTTAAAAAAACAAAATAATGATATTTTTTAATAATTACTTTCGTATATATCAGTGAATTCTTCTATATCTTCATAAAGTTCTGGTTGTCTCAAATATCGATGTTGACCTTCCATTCCCGTTGCAAAATCTAAATGTCTCAAATATTGAGGTCTTTCCATTCCCGTTGCATAAGACAAATGTCTCAAATATCGAGGTTCTGCGTTAACACAATAAATATAAAATAAGAAAATAGTTTTAATCATTACTTGAATTTTATATTTTAAACTAAATTTAAAATTCAATTTTTTAATTTAAACATATAAAATAATTATAAAAATGTCGTCAATTCATATTTACAATCACAAGAAAGATTTACCTGATCATAGAGATCTTAAGTTTGAAACTTTTCATCCAGAAGTAAAAGCTCTACCTGCTAAAGTCGTTGATTTAAGAACATCGAACTTTACATCCCCTATTTTAGATCAAGGACAGTTAGGTTCTTGCACTGCAAATGCATCATCAAATGCGTTGAGATATCTTTTGAAAAAGGAAAAATTGACTGAATGGCAACCATCGAGACTTTATATATACTGGTTCTCTCGTCTTCTTGAAGGAACTGTTAATGAAGATTCCGGATGTTATATCAGAGATGTTATGAAAGCGATACATACATATGGCGCATGTGATGAAAAGTTGTTACCATATAATATAAATAATTTTAGAATAAGACCAAGTAATTCATGTGTTAGAAATGCAACACCTCATATCAAAAATTTCAGATATCTATCTGTAAGTAATAATGAAACAAGTATTAAGAATTGTATAGTTTCTGGATTTCCAATTGTTTTTGGTATAGAAATTTATGAATCTTTTGAATCCGATACTGTTGCAAATACTGGAATTGTTCCAATGCCTAATATATCAACAGAGCAAATGTTGGGAGGACATTGTGTCACTATATACGGTTTTGATGATGTTAAAAAACAATATATTGTTATGAATTCTTGGGGACCAAGATGGGGAGATAAAGGTTTCTTTTATTTGCCATACGATTATGTTACGAGATATGGAAGCGACTTATGGGTTCTGAAATTTTTTGATTAAATGGTTTTAAGATTTTTAATTTTTATAAAATTAAAAACAAATTAATGGAAAATAATATTTTGAATTACGATATTGAATTCATTTACTTCTTACATTCATATTTAAAAAAAATTGATATTGTGAAGTTACGCGAATTATATGAAATTACGCACTTACAAACTGCAGAAGATGATATATCATCTGATGATATTATATATGATTTACTTGATTATCTTGAAATTGTGTCATTGATTTTATTAAAAGAATTTGGAAATGAATACTTAACATCTAAAATCGATTGTAATTATGCGTCAATTTCTTTATTTGGATTGAACTTGACAGAACTATCAATTATTCTTTTTATAAGATTCAAAAATCAAGAAAAAGTTGATAATTTTATACGAAAACTTAAAAAATATTTGGAACCGAAAGGGGTAAAAAGTATAGATGAAATACTAAAATGAAAATTTAAGAGATATTAAATATTATAAATGAAACATAAAATTGGTTACAAACTATTAAGAGATAATGACGATTTTTACTTATGTTTATTAGAAGCAACTGGTAAAGTTGTTGCAAATGATATAAAATATAGAACGAATGAAATTTTTGTTCATCAAATAATTAGAATACATAATCTAAAAAAAGTAAAAAGTGTAAATCATATTAGTTTTTATGATTCTGCGCCGATACTGTATAATGAAAAACAATATATTGTATCTTATCTAAACACTTCTTCTGAAATTTGCGCAGAAGGAATTCATTATTTTCCAATGACAGGGTCATCACCAGAAAACTTTATCACATATTTTCGTCATTTTGCATTAAACTTTACTAATATTCTTGTGATTTTAGATTATTGGCTTTCAAATATTGGAATTATTATGAAAAAAGAAATTTAACGATAAAATTTCATTCATTTAACAATCCTGAACATTACATAACCATTTTTACGCGTAATTTTTATAATATCTCCTCTTTCATAACCATAAAAACGACTTATTGGGTCAGATTTAAGAATGATTGGGATATCCTCGCCATATTTTTTCTTAAAATTAGCACATCCTACAGTTCCCTTTTTGTATTCTAATTCGTGTTTTGGAACTAAATAATGTTTTGTAATATTATATTGTAATTCATCTTCTGTAAATAATTCAATATTAATTTCTTTTGATTCTTCAACGATTTTTTTTGCTACAGGTGTAGCACTATCTCGATAAACAATTATACAATTTGATACTTCCATTTTCTTTAACATTGATATATATTCTTGAATACTCTCAACATTAAATTTAGGTGTATTTGTAATAAAAACACATATTTGTTCTTCCTCTTTTTTAGAAACACGAGATGCTAATATTCGCTCATCATCTTGGTCTATAATTGTATATCCTCTTTGTTGTATCATTTCAACGCAAATTTCATAAGCCTTATCCATACTATTTATATTTTCTCTCTTTTCTTTAAAAATATTTTCAATTTAAATTTACGTCGACGCTTTTTAGTATTGCATCTATTTGAAATTTAATTAATTTTCCGTTTCTATCATATAATGAAAATTGTTTTAATTGTTGTATAACTTTATCGTAATTCGTGTTCATAATATTAATTTTTTTGTCTTTAAATTTTATTCTTTTCTTCATCTTCAGAATGGTAGATAATGTCTAAAGTTTTCATTTCAGAAACTGAATCATTTTTTTTGAAAAGCATAATAATATTTTTATCTTCATTGATTACAACTTTTTTAACATAATCTTCAAAAATATCTTCAAAAATATAATTAGAAATGCACGTACATAAACATAAAAAATATATTAAGAAAAATATAAAAACAACGATGATAAAATTTTTAATCATTTATTTTTACAAAATCTTTTAAAATTTCTTTAACTTTCATTTTTCTTTAACTTTCATTTTTCTTTTTTCTTTCTTATAATAAAATGTCTTTGACAAATAGTTTTATTTTACCACATAATAATGAAAATTATATTAAAAAAACAGATTTTGTAGGTTCACCATATTTTAATGTTGTAGCAATGTATTTTATTTCTCATAAACACGATAATGCTTGTGTAATTTTAGCCGAACCATACGAAACAGATGAAAATAAAATAATAGACTGGCTTGATGGTAAAGACCACGAACACGATGATGAATGTGTTTTATTACCTAAAGATTTAAATCATATTCCAAATAATCAACGTGCTGTATCTTTACGATATGTAGAACAAAAAGGTAAAAAAACGGGTTATATATCAGTTCCTAAACCTGAAAAAAAATTTTGGGATAATTTTAAGAAATGTAAAAGTAAACGATTTGTCGTTATGCCTTTTGGTTTTGATTGTATCGATAGTGGACATGCAAATTGGTTACTCTACGATAAAAAAACAAAAAGTTTAGAACGATTTGAATCGTATGGAAAAATTAATGATAAAAAATGTTTGAATCCTACCGATTTAGACGAAAAAATCGAAAAACTATTTAAAGAAAACTTGGGAGACGATTATATTCAAAATTATTACCATCCTTTATCTTATTCTCCAGCACGTAATATACAAACATTACAAGAAGCAGAAGGAGAAAAATTGGAAGTTGTTGGATTTTGTTCAGTGTGGAGTTGTTTTTGGATAGATTTACGATTATCAAATCCTGATATAGATAGAAAAGAATTATTAAATATGGCTATAAAAGAATTAAAGAAAATTAAAAAAGAAAAAAATATATCATTTACACAATTTATTAGAAACTATAGCGGATTGATTGTTGACGTAAGTAAAGAAATTAAAAAAATGTATGATGGAAAGTAATTTTTTATAACTAAATTTAGTTATAAAAAGGATGATTACGTTCTTTCAATTTTATCTAAAAATTCTAATATATTTTTAACTTTTTCAGTATAAACTTTACTATCTTCACCTTCTTTTTTACTAAGATCATTAGCAGTAAACTTAATATTTGAAAATAGGTAAAAATTACAAGGTTTATTATTTGATAATGTTTTAATAATATTTGTTATTTCTGTTGTGTCTGTTACAGTAATAGTTTCATTAAAATTATTTTCATAATTTTTTAATAATAAATCTGTCATAGTTGGCAAACTTCCGTCTGTTGATAAATATTTAACAATTTGTTTTATTGATTCTCTTAAAAAAATTTGTTCTTTAATTTTAGTTTGTATATGTCTACGTAATTTTGATATTATATTTTCGTTTTTAAATTTTGTTGACGAATTTTTATTCCACGTGTCGTATATTTTTTTTTCATCTTCTGTTAGAATCTTTTTGACATTTTCTTCTTTTATATCTCTATATGATTGGTTTCCTTCTAAAATAAATGGACGTGCAATACCTTTTCCATCAGTATAGAAACTTTTTGATAATTCTGTAGGTGATTCTAATTTAGCGGTATCACATAATATTATTGTAGCAGTTTCACTACCTTTATTTATTTCAAATTCATAAAATATATTTCTATTTTTTATTTCTTTTCTCCTTTGTTCTTCTTCTTCAAATATTTTTTCATAATTGTCTTTTTTTAATAAAATATTTTTATCTTTGAAATTGTCAATATTTTGTTGTTTACCTTTAAAATTATTCGTTAAAAAGTTCACGGTATCACCTTCTTTAGCCATTTTAATAAAGTCAGAATTATCATTTAAATGTAATTTATTTTCTATAACATTTTTTATTTTTATTTCAGAATCATACATATCAATTAATGTTTTTAGAAAAGTTTTTATATCAAAAAATCCTAAAATATTAATAGAAAATAAAAATGTTGCTTTATTTTTTATATTTTCCCATCCCAAAATTGTCTTCTGATAATCTCCTTGAATATTTTTAAAATTGTTAAATGTTTTTCCTTCATCATTATTTTCAGTTTTTACAAAAACTGAATTATCTTCTTTAAATATAATATTATTTTTAAAAATATAGTCACAAAATTTATTTAAATTAGTTGCACAATTAAAATTTAAATATACAGATGTCTCACCTTTCATATATTTCTTAAAAATATCTTGTATAATTTTTAATTGTCTATTTAAATTTATCAAAGATTTATCAGATTTTATACTATTTAAAACATCTTGTGTTTCATTTTTATCATTGATTTCATTCGCAATTCTGTTTATTTCTGTTTCCAATGATTTTATTTTACTATCTAAAATACCAATCAAATATGTTTCATAATCTTTAATTTGTTTTAAATTAGCTAAAATATCGTCGTCTTGAAATTTTTTCATATATTTAAAAGAGTCATCTTTTGTTTTTTTAAGTTCTGTTTGTATTTCAGATAAAACGTTTATATATTCCTTAAAATTTTCTATTTCTTCTTCCATTTATTTTATATAAATATTTTTTATAAATAATTATTTATAAAAAGTTTTTTTTACATTTTTTTATTTCTTCTTTTACCAGATTTTCTTTTATATTTTCTTTTTCGACTATATTTCTTTCCATCTCCTTTTGGCATTTTTCCAATTTTTTCTTCATTTGATGATAATGTTGAAGACACCGTTTTCATAACATCTCTAATTTCTCTCATTTGGTCTTCAAGCTTTACTATTCGTGTTTGTCGGGCATCAATATCTGTATTTAATGTAGCATTTTCTGCATTTAGTCTAGATATATCTATTTTAAATTGTTTATTTTCTTTAGTTAATGTATCTATACTTTCATTTAAATTTTTAATTTCTGTTTGATGTTGATTTTTCAACACATTTTGTGCTCTTGTGTAATCACTTTCAAGACTATCCATATCTAATTTATGTTTTGCATATAATAAATCAGTATTTTCTTTGATTTTTAAATCACAATTTTTGTTATGCTCTTCTTTTAATTTTTCAATTTCACCTGTATGTGTTTTTTTCATCTCTTCAGATTCTTTATCGCGTTTATTTTTATATTCAACATTATCATTTTGTGCTCGTGTCAATTGGTTGCGAATTTCTGTTAATTCTTGTGTATGTGTTTTTTTTAATTTTTCATTATCTTTAAGGGCTTCTGTCCATAAAACACGTTTTTCTTGAATATCATCTTTTGTTAATTTTAATTCTGTTCCAAGTTGTTCTATAGCCTTTTTAACATAATTATAATTTGGTGTAACGGAATCTACCGTGTTTGTATCAGGATTAGTAAATTTTAATTTTTCATTTATAAAAACATTATTAATTTGATTAGTTAATTCATTTAATTCACTAATTAATTTTTCATTTTGTTTTGTTAAATTCAAATTTTCCTTAACTCTGTTATTTTCAAGGTTTGTTTTTTCTTCAATTTCTTTTGTAATTTTAGAAATTTGTTCATTTAATTCTTTTTCTTTTTTAGCTGAATTAATAATAACTTCATCTAATATTTTTTTTATATCTTGTCGTAATTTAATATCTTCTTTTAAACTATTATTTTCAGCATTTAAATTTTCAAGATTTTTTTTTAATTCTGAAAGTTCGCCATTTATCCGTTGTAAATCTGCAATTAATTTTTCATTTTCTGAAGTAAGTTTTTTTATTTCACTGTTTAGTGTGTTAATTGTTGAATCTTTTTCTATATCAGAAACAGTTTTTTGTGCAGTAATCTTTAATATTTGTTTTTCCAAACTTTCAATTTTTGTTTTACATTCATTTTTTCTACGGTCAATTTGTGATTTTTCAACATTAATTTCAGAAATTAATTTCTTATTTTCTTCTTCCAACTGTTTTATCTTTTCTTTTTTTTGTTCTAAATCTTTTTTTAAATTTTCAATTTCGTTAGTTAAATTTTCAATAACATTTTCTAAATCACTAATTGTATTTTTATAATTTTCAATTTGTCCTTCTAAAAATCCTTTTTGATTTGTTAAACTATTTATTTGTGCAGTATAATCATTAATAATATTTTTACGTTGTGTTTCAGAATCTTTATTCAATCTTTGTATTTCTTTATCATGATTTGATTTTAATGTTGTAATATCGTTAGTTAATTTAAGTATATCATCATTGTTCTTTTTATCATTTTCCGCGATTTTCGTTTTAAGTTCTGATATTTTTTTCTCCATTTGTTCATTAATTAATGCTAAATTTGTTTTACATTCTGCTAAATTTTTATTACATTCTGCTAATTTCTTGTTGCATTCTTCATCTTTTTTACTTTCTAATATTTTAATTTGTTGTTTCAATTTTTCAATTTCTTCATTATCATCACCAAATAAAAAATATAAAGGATTTATTTCATTATGTCTATTTGAGACATAATTATCGTAATTTCTACTCAATGGTTTACGTTTCTTTGAGACATTAATATAATCATCATATTCTGATAAATTATTTCTACGTGAACTTTTACGTTGCTGACTTTTTGTTCTCATTTTTATATTTTATAAGATTTATTTTATAAAATATTTTTTTAAATTCTTTTAATTTTTCATCTTTTTCCTTAATAATTTCTTTAATGTTGGTTTTTCTTTAATGTCTTCATTTTCTTCAAGTTCCTCAACTTTACTTTCTTCTTCACCAGATTCAGAACTTGAAGAAGAACCAGAACTTGATTCATCTTCAGAACCTGATTCATCATCTTCAGACGCGAGGTCTTCTTCATCCAAATCCTCATCGTCAATAAAATTTTCAATCTGTCCATATCCTAAAATATCAAATGTCTTACAAATTTTAGTATCATTTCCATCTTTCTTTGTATATCCTAAATCAATCTTTTGTAAAACTCCATCGAATTTACGATGAAATGAAGTATGATTTAAATCAACTTTTGACATTTCTTTTGCAGTTTGTGCAGAAACTGGATGTTCAATATCAAGATCGAAAGTACTTAAATCATCAATAATATACCATTCAACTTGCTCCAATTGACTTTGTAAATGTTTAATATTCTCTTCATTTCCATCTAATCGAATAAAATATATCCAACTTTCATTTTCCTCTCCAGATGTTTCCATTAATGTTACATATTTCCCATCAGTTTTGTGAGATGGAATATATCCAAGTTTTTCTTTAATCGTTGACATTTTTTTATTAAAAAAATATGTGTTTAAATTACTTATTTTATTCATTTTCTATTGATAATAAACTAATATCTTCGGAATTTAGATATGGATTCTTATTTAAAGAATTAAATGAGTTTTGTGTTTTAAATGACAAATACAATTGAATGTCTAAAGGTATTAATTTTATTCTACCTGCATGTATCGTAAGATAATTTGCATTATACAATAAATCAATTATATATTGTTCTATAAAATGTTGAAGAATTATAAAAACATCTTTACTGATTTTTGAGTGATCGCTAAAATGTTCTTTTAATACATGTCTGACAAGTTTTTCAAATGGTGATTTTGCTAAAACTAATGAATCACTATTTTTCTGTTGTTTATTTATATTTTTAATCGCAAGAGATTTTGTATTTGTTTGAAATGAATTATGTATAAACGGAACAACTCCACCACCTAAAAATGATATATTATATTTCTTGAACAATGTATCCAATTCTATATCATTTCTAACTGATAATTCCATATCTCTAACTGTAATTCTATTATGTTTAGTTTCTTTAGAATGTTTAACACTAATATCTAAAATATCAAAAGTTATAAATTCAAGAACGGCCGCTAAATAAACAGGTGCTAAACTGGCTATAGAAAAATTACAATTATTACGTAAAAATTTATCAATCAGAGACGGAGGAAATATAATATTCGCACGTGAATGTTTACTTCCTTTAGTTTCAATAGAAAATGCATCACACGCTCGTTCACCTTCTTTCATACAACAAGACAATAATTCGCCAAACAAAATAACATTCAATGCATTTTTTATTTCTTTTAATGAAATTGTTTTTCTTTTAGAAATAATTGTTAATTCTGAAACTATTGTTGTAATTTCTTTTAACAAAATACATAAAAAACTATTTAATTGTTGTTTCGCATTTGATGTAATACCGTTATCAGGTGAAACTTGTTTTAATACTTTAGAAATGTAAATTTCAAAGAAATGATTTTTCTTTTTCGCATGTTTTTGTTGTTCTTCCATTTTGACATAAAATTACAATCTTTTAAGTTTAAAAAATAAAAATTATATTCCGGATGTTGTTATTTTTTATGATTTAAATTTAAAGCAATAATTTTTCTTAATCAAAAATGGAAATTACAAAACCATCGATTACGAGATTATCTCGACGGGCAGGTGTAAAGAGTTTATCTGATGAATGCCATGAAATGATAAGAAAAATTATAGAAAATAAATTAGATGAAGTATTAAATGCAGTATTATGTGTTAATTCTGAACATAATACAAAAACAATATTATCATCTGATGTTTACGGCGCGTTGCATTTATTAAATCATAAAGTAACGGCCTCAACGGAATTATAAATATTTTTAACATCATTTTGTTAAAAAAATTAACACAAAAATCTTTTTTTATAAACTTTTTGAAAATCCAGCATATTTAGAATTTTGTGTTTCTTGTTGTAAAGAAAACATTTTCTTCAATACACCCATAGTTGGTTGTTTTCCGTTTTGTTCAAATCTTTTATAAATACAATCAACATAGTTATATTCTTTACCGTCAATAACAGTAGGCACCTCATCATCGCATTCTCCAATTCCGAGATCTTTTCCTGATTCATCTACGATAGTTCTCATTGCTTGACCTATCTTTGGTTTTCGTTTTTTTGGTTTTTCATTATCTTCTTCTCTTTCTTCATAATATTTTTCAACTGAAGGTGCTTCACTACCTAATGCTTGTTGATTTCCAAGTGCTCCATCAAGTAAAGTATTAACAACATCAGCAGAAACTTGGAACCAAGCACCTCTATCGGGAAGAATAGGTAAATCTCCACGAATGTAATCGGCTTGTCCTCTACGTCTTCCACCAATCTTTGTAGATGTAAATCCGATACTTCCTAAAGTACGGTCATAGATATATTTATTATCAGCACCCATATCAGTCATATCGGAAACAGGTAATCCTACATTACCAGTATCTTCATTGTAAACAGGAATTTGATAAGGATTATCTTTGTATTCATTAAGGTTAATGTAATCACTTGGAACAAAATCTTCTCTAATATCATTTTGAACCATTTGTCCAAAACCTAAAGGGGAAACTTCAGTTGTTATTGGGGCACTTGGATAATTTGTATATGAAACAGAATGTGAAGGGGAATTATCATAAACAGGTAAATATGATTCTTGACAAGGTTGATTTGCATATACATTGTTTTGTCGAATAAGACCATCATCATATTGTTGTTCATCATCTGATTCATCATCATTGTTATTGAAATTAGTAGCGGCCAAATAACCAATAGTTCCAAGACCTAAAAGAATTAGTAATTTTTCATCCATTTTATTTATTGTATAGAAAGAAAAATAAAGAAAAAAAATAATATATTTTTTATCAATATCATTCTATTTTGTATATAAAATTATATATTTCTGTATTTTCTTTATATATGTTTTTTGCAGTTTGAATTAAAGTATTAATAAAAACAATCATTAATACTTTGTCATCAATATTTTTATATTTAATATTTTTAATTTTATCAAGATTTTGAATAATATCAATATTATCTTTTAACAATTTCATAATTTTCTTTTCATCTGTAAAAATATTTTCATCATAATTTATATTTCTCAAATCAAAATCAAGAGAAAAATGTTCTTTATTATCATTTTTTGCATTATATTTTGTCGCACTTGATAAAACATTTTTAATAATACTTTTATATTTTTCTTTACCATATGTTGCATCTAAATCTTTTAACAATAAATTGATTTCTTGTATTGAAGATTTTTTCATTGATTTTAATGTTGAAATATATGAATTAATTTTATCTTTATTATTTTCAGACAAACTATAATAAAATACTTGCACGCCATTACTTTTATTCATAAATGAAGAGATAGATGAATTAGATTTACATATAATGTTATATCTGTATTTATCAAATTTTTCTAATAAATAATTAAACAAATCAATCGGTTTTAATTTTTCCAATTCATATTTGTTATCATTTAAAATATTTGAATATTTTTTTGCATTTCTTAAAAAAGATTTTAAATCTCGAGAATTGTAAAATGCACTTTTACGATATCCAGTATTTGATAAAAAATTTGCGATTTTTAATATATCAAAGAAATCTGTTTTTGTTATGTTCTGTTCTGTCAAAACTTGATATAGAGATGTAACAAGAATCGATATGATATCTTGACACGTACTATATTTATACATATTAACAAAACAATATTGTTCGTAATTATAAATCATACTCGATTTACCGTAATCTATTAAAATCGGTATAATATTTGTTTTTACTTTTACAAACATATTATCTTCAACTTCATATTCTACTTCAATTTCATTATCCAGACGCTGAATAATAATGTTCCATGTTGTCAAATCATAATGAATAAATCCATATTCTCGTTGTGCTTGCTGTAATACTAAACAAATTTGAATTAAAATAAATACGTAGTCTTTTACATTAAAATCGTTTTTTATATATTCTAAAAATATCTTACCATCTATATATTCAGTAATTACTTTATTTTCATCATTTATACCGTAAATATAACAAAAATTTGGAATTTTTTTCAATAAATTATTAGTACACGTTAAACCAACAAATGCCTCATGTATATTTTCTTTAATTTTTTTAGGATTATTTGCAGATTTTAAAACAAAACTTTCTTTATGATCCTTAAAACTATATTTTTGGATATCAATATTTTTATTTTTGAATATATTATTATTTTTAAGAAATACTTTATCAAATAATCGATTATTTATAAAATAATTTACTAAATTATGAATTCCTTTTAATAATCCATAACAACGATTCATATCAGGTAATGATATCTTTTCTACAATTTTAGAAAATTCAGGGTATGTATTATATTCTTTAATAATTTCTTTTTCTTTTTCTATTTGTAATGTTAATGGAGAAATTTCATTATAATAATATGTTCCTGTTTGTTTTTTAATATTAATCAATATTTTTTGCATATAATCTAAAACACCATCTTTTTGTAAATATGTTTCGTAAAATTTTTTCGCATTCAAAACAATTTCTTTACATTTATCATCATTAAGTTTACACCATCTTATTTTTTCATAAATATCAGATAAATCATTAGCCACTGGTACATAATGTACATATGGTTTTAATAAATCAGAATACCACATTTTCCACCCTGAATCAACCAATAAAATCACATTTCCCATTTTTAATTCTAAAGATAATCGAAACGCAGAAACGTGTCCATCAATATGAACAATATATTTATACTTGCATTGTTCTTCAATAGACATAAACGGAACTAAATCAAAAGGTAAAGAATGAATATCCACAACTGTCAATTCAGGTATATTCATCAATTTTTTTATCCGTAAATTCCATTTAGTAATTCCAGCATCTAAATACGGTAAATTATCGCTTTTATCAATTTTCTTTAAATATGAAAGATATGCAATTTTTAAACGCTGATTTGTATCAATCGTAACACCATTACCTGTTGAACTACCCCTAAAAACAGCAACATTTTGTTTATCTTCCCATTTAATTTCAACATTTTCTTCACAACTTCTATAAGATTTACAAAACCATTTATTTTCTACCGATTGTATTCTTGACCAATCTTCATGTGTTGGAATCAAAATATCTGCAAATATATCAGTTTTAGACATTGATAATATAGGTATGTATTTATCGTAATTATGTGAAACAAGAGGATAATCATAAGAATCCCATAAATCATAATATGGCTCTGATTTATTTTTAGTTATGATTGGAAAATCTCTACGATTTAAAAAGAATTCAATATCTGGGATTTCTCTTTTTTCGCATAGTTCTTCCAACATATTTTTAATATTTGAAACATTTGTATCACCTTCGTAAATAGGATATTCATATCTTAAAAGACAATTATTAGCATACCAAGTATTTTTAAAATCATTTACATTTTTTTCACTAAATTTATATCCTTCAATTATCGAAACATATTCAAATATATTGAATTCATCTGATGATTTTATATTATGACTCCATTCATTTATGAAATTTGCATTTGAAAACGGAAGAAAAACCTTTAACTGATTATCTAAAATTTTGACAAAAATACCTTTCTTGAATTTATTAAATATATACCTAAACGTATTTAAAACTGACTTTGTTTCCAAATTGTGATACCCTTCCCATATTTCCGGTTCATAATTAGAAAATACATTATCATCATTAACGTCATCAAATTCAGACGAACCATTTATCTCATATTTATATTCTATAAATTGTTCTTCATCACCTGCTGTAAAATGAGTTTGATTAAAATTTTTATATCTTGGGTTAGTTTGTATTTTCTTTTTAGACGATTCAATACATAATTCTTTTGTATTATAAAAATCGGGTTTTATTTGAAAACCAGAAGTTGTTGTCATTATTACTGATTTATTATTATTAAATCTTTTAAATTGACGAAAATTTTATAACTTTTTTTAGTTATAAAATCCATTTTACAAACCATTCTTTATACAAAATGTCTATTCAAAAACATAAAACTTAAACATAATATAAGACAATAAAAACTGTCATCGTAATCTAACGAATATTTTATTTCCGGATTTTTTACATAATTTAAATATTTCATTATTTGTTCCATATTTTTAATTTCGTAATTATCGGTAATTGAATAATTATCAGTTTCTACAATATCTGAATAATTTTCAAATCCCCATACGTTTTTATGTTTATTCATATCGCAGTTCAAAATTCCATTTATTTCTTTAATAATATCATCAGATGAAATATCTGATTCACAAGCAAATCTTTCAATTTTTTCCATTTCTTTTGTTTTTTTATTTCCAGATGACACATATCTATTATACATAAATTCACATTTTATTGGAGAAATCATATTTATCATAGAAGCTTGTTTTACTTTACCAGATTTGTCTTTTAAAATATGTATAAATATGGTATCTGAAACATTCAATTCTTCGCAATTTCTTGAATTATGATACATTTTTGCCATCATACTATTTACATTCCATATAAGTATATCTTTGATAATATTCATTCGTAAACTCAAAATTGATTTACTATCAAAATAATATGATGCTTTTTCATTTCTAAACGGATTAAATAAATGCATTCGACTCCACGTTTTACCACACATAAGAGCATAACAAAACGCTTGCACCGATGCATTATCTTTCCAATCTGGGTCTGATGACGCTTTAATTTCATAAATAGATGTTGTTTTTTCGTCATCGTCAATCGCATAAGCATCTGCAATACCCTTTAACCATGGCATTTGAAGATTACATTGTATTTTTAATTTTTCTTCTCGTGGTTGAATATCTCTAATTTTAGGTTTTAGATTTACCCAATAATTTTTCAAATTTTGAGTCAATGTATCAGACAATTTCATAAATATTTTATTTGACAATCCAATATGTATTTGAGAATAAAGTAAAATTCCGTCAAATTGATTATAATCACTAAATGTATTAGTAGTTATAAACATTTTATAGCGATTAACGGAAGCATTTATTTTACCTATAACGTGATTATACATTGGATTTTTTGTTATATTGTCAGTTAAATCAGATGCAGAAGGCCAATGATTAGTCCACGTAGATGTTATTAAATTTTCAATCAAAACGCCTACAAATGATTTTTCTTCTTCTGTAATAATTGGTGCTGTTTTATGATTTACATTTTGGTCAAAAATTTTAGAATAATGATATTGCTTTATATTCTGACGAATCAAAATTCGAGTATCATATTTTATAACTGATGACCTAATTAATTCAGTTACACTATGTTCAGCATCTATATAATCTTGAAATTTAAATTCTTTCAACGTTTTTCCTTCATTTATTTTTGGTTTATCTGGAATAGGACAAGATTCAAATAATCCTAACGCGCGACTATATTTATCTTCAAAAGATGGAACAAACATTATAACTTTTTTCTTTGCTCTTGTGAGTGCTACTGTAATCAAATTAACGACAATATCATCACTTAAATGAACAAATGCACGTTCTAACGGAAATGTAAGAAAAACAATAACATAATCACGTTCTAAACCTTTCGCGGAATTCGCAGTTGTTAGGAAATACTTGGTAGGATCCATTTTTTTATGATTGGTATTAACATCTATACCATTTTCACCAAAAAATCGTCGCAATCGCGCTATATCACCCATCGCACCAGAAACAGTAATCGCTGAAGAAAATGTTAAAATCATCGACTCTTCTGGTGAATGGTCTTTTAAAAAGACTTTCAGTTCCTCAAAAATATGCGTATATGAATTTAATTTTCTCCATTCTATATCAGCGTTAGAAACAGTATTACTTGAAGTCCAATTTGTTATTTTGTCTTTAAATTCAGGGTAATGGATTTGTAATGCTGTTTGAATTGAAGTTAACGTATTTTTAGGAACACGTGGAGTATCATACATATATATTTTAAACGTGTCATCAGATGGTGGTGAAATCATAAATTCCCATAGAACACTTTCACGAGTTTCTTTTTGGATTGATTGAAAAATATCACCAGCAAAAACAAATCGTGATTCCGGATAAAAATGTTTCAAAATTGATAAAACATTCTTTTCTAAATCTTGACATTCATCTATAAATATAATTTTAGGTTGAAATGAAGGTTTGTGTGTGAATTCTACATTATACAATAATTCATATACAAATTTTCTTTTTCCTTCAAAATTAGGTAAGTCAATATGAGGATATCCACCAACTTTTGCAATTTCATATATTATACTATCAAAAGTTCTCACAGACACTTTATTGCTAATACCATAATCTTTTAGTTTCCTTTTGATTTCATTTTTGATTGAAACGTTATATGACATAAATAAGACTTCTTCTGGTTTGAATAATTGTTGGATGATACCATTAATTAATAAACCCAGTAAAACGGTCGTTTTGCCCGACCCGTAGAGTGCGTGCATAACATATATTCTATGACGAAATTCAAGAAAAGTGTCAATAACTTCTTGTTGGTCTTTTCTCCAAGGAAAATTAATAACATTTTTGAAATAATTAATACGTTCAATATATTCTTTCTTACTCTTAAAAGAATGATAACTACCAGTAGAACGTAGCATTTTTTGCATTTCTGATATTGTTAAAGAGTTGGAATTCCATAAATCTGTCATGGTATAGGTATGAAATTATTTTCAGAACTTAAAAAATAATTTCAATTTTTTACAATACGACGACGCGACGAGTCAAATCTCATTTTTAGTCAAAAATTTTTCTTTTCTTTATAATAAATAATGAAAAAAAAGAAATACGATGGTTCAAATAAAATACAAACACAATTATATTTCGATGATTTTATATCAGATGTTAATTATTTTAATGATGTATCTTTGAAAAAAACCATTTATTTTTTTATTAAAAATAAAGAATCAATTGATAATAAATTAAGTAAATTATCAAGTTTATTATTTACAATTGATGATGATTCTATGTTATATTTTCAAAAAAAAACAATAATTGGTTTTATGCTTGTTTCGGATAATTATTATAACTTTTTAAATTTATTAGAAAATGAAATTAATGAAGAAATATTATCTTATGAACCTCCAAATAAATGGTCGAAAGATATTATGTTTCCATCTCGTTTAATATATGATATTGTTAAAGATTTTGTCGATGAACATATAGATTTACCAAGTATAACACGTATTTATAAAGAATATTTTTGTCTTAATTACAGAACAATGAGGACTAAAGATATAACTGGGATAAAATGTGAAGATAAAAAACCTATAATAGAAAATCAAATATATGAAGAATTGATAATAAAATTATCATATTTTGTATATTATTATGCTCAAATTAAAAATAAAAATGCTGCAAAATTTATAATTAATCATTATATATTACATTTTATCAAATCGAATATTTATAATATTTCGTTGGTTCTCGATAATACAAAAAAATACTCTAAAAAAGAAATTTCATTATATAATATATTTAATGATACTAATGAAAATACACAATTTAAAATATTAAGGTATTTATATCAATTTAAATACAAAAATAAGACATTTTCAACTTGTGGCGAGACGACTTTATTGAACATATTAAATTATTGTCTTATAAACACAGATGGAACATTTAATACTGAAAAAATATTAAATGAAGATGTTAAAAATTTTTATGATGGTAAAAAAATGAAAGATATAAACAAATCAACAATGCCAGAATGGCTTGATATAGTTTCTAATTTAAATTTTACACATATATATAACACATCAGGAGATATTCATAATAATGTAAATAATATAGCATGTGTTCTTAATAAATTAATTTATGACAAAGATTCATGTGATTTTCCAGACCCAGCAAAGTTTATAATTCAAACAATAGAATATATTTCTAATAATAAGATTACAATTAAACCAGAACGAATTACTGAACATTCACTTTCGATGATTATAGATAATAATTACAGTCTGTTTTTTAAACCTGGGCATGGAGAAATGTATAATACCGAGAAAACATATTTAGAAAATATTAATCGTATCAAAACTATTGATTTAAATAATTATAGAGATAAAGACGAATTCGATATTATATATACAATATATAAGAAAGCGTTAACATCAATTGATGAATATGGCGATGGTGAAAAAATGGATTTCGATGAATCTATTTCAAAAATAGCACAGACATATTTTGCTGATGTATTATACAATGATATTGTTAAAATGTTTTTGTTATATAATGTAAATATTATAATCTTTTCCGATCCTGATATCATAGATTCATTCACAAAAGAAAAAATTAGTATATTTCTTGAAAATGTTCGAAATATTAAAACAATTAAATTTAGTTATATTATTGATGAAAATGTTGGTATTTTAAACCGTTTTATAAAAAAACTTCCGGAATATTGTCATAATTTAGAATCATTTGAAATATATAATGATGGTTCAATTGATGAAAATGATATTGATTTAAAACCTATTAGGAAAATGAAAAATTTAATCACTTTGGATGTTAATGATATAAATTTACCAAATATGAATAATACAACATTACAAAATTTAACATATTTATGTGATACAAAATATAGAACTGTAAATACCAGTTTTATTAAAAATCTAATTAATTTAAATAGTCTAACTACATTTGCAATAAATTTAAATATTATAGAGAATTTAAAACTAAAAGAATTAAGAATAACTGATAATACAATGGTATATGATATTAAACTTATAAAAAATATTAAAAGTTTAGAAAATTTAAGTTTAAGTGGTTATTGGAATGATATGATTACATTAAAAAATGGTGAATCAATTGGTGAATTAAATTTAAAACGAATAGAATTTAATAACATTGATTTAACAGATTTTCCATTAGAAATAGTAGTTAATATACCTTCTTTACAATTTTTACAAATTAATGATAAATGCATTATTAATAAATCAGTTGAATTGAATATATATAATAAAAATATAAATGAGCAAATACTTAAAAAGTTAGATGAAATAGGAATAACATATAATTTTGTAGATAAAAAACCATCATATGTTTTAAGAATAAAGCATGAAAACGGTGATAAGAAAAAATATAGAGTCGATGCATTTAAAAAAATGGAATCAGTATTTAATTCATTTAGTTCACAAATAGGTATTGATAAAAATAATATGATATTTTATATAGATGGTAAAGAACTTAATCCTACAGATACAATTATCTCACTTGGTTTGGAAAATGAATATGATGATATATTTATAGATGTAATAAATATTTCACCAAAAACAAAGAGAAAATCATCACCAAAGACAACTGTAAGAAAATCATCATCACCGAAGACAACTGTAAGAAAATCATCATCACCTAAAACAAAGAGAAAATCATCATCACCGAAGACAACTGTAAGAAAATCATCACCGAAGACAACTGTAAGAAAATCATCTTATTAAAAAAAATTGATTTAAAAAAATACGTTCAATATAAAAAAGCACAATGTCCGAATTAACCATTTCTATGCCTATCACGAAGTCAGATATTCCTACTTCCATTAAGGATGATACAACATCTAATGATGTATCCACACAAGTTGATGAATCTTCTTTGGAATTCAATCGAAAAAATATTGAATCATTACCTAAAGTTATTAAACAAGTAGATTCAGATGAAACTACAGGTCTTGATTTATTTTGTTACATTCATTGCGACCAAAATGATTCACAGATAAGAAAACAATGTAGAGGTGTTGTCTTTAAGGGTGAAGACCTTATTATGAAAGGTTTTCCATATAATATTGATTATACTGAAAATGATAATCAAGCAGAAATTAACCAAAATATTGTAAGTGTTTTTGATAAATGTTCTTTCTACGATGCATATGAAGGTTCATTAATCAGAATGTTTTATTATGGTGATAAATGGTTCCTTTCTACTAATAGAAAGTTAGATGCATTCAGAAGTAAATGGGCTACAAAAGAATCATTTGGTTCTTTTTTTAAGAAAGCATTAGAATCTGAATATGAAATTAATGAGCGTTTACGAAACGCCATTCATGAAAATACTGATGTAGAATCAGGTGATTGTATTATCACAAAATTTCAATCTATCCTCGATAAATCTAAACAATATATGTTTTTGCTTCTTAACAATAGTGAAAATAGAATAGTTTGCACTGCTCCTGAACGTCCAACTGTCTTACATGTTGGAACATTTGATGATTTTGAATTATTAACAGATATTGATATTTATTTAAAACATCCCAAGAAACTTGAATTCAAGAATATCGATGATTTATATAAGTATACAAATGAAATAAATTATCGTGAATTACAAGGAGTTATTGTATTTGCTCCAAATAATTTACAATACAAGATTCTAAATCGTGATTATTTTGAATTATATAAAATTCGAGGTAATGAACCGAGTATTAAATTCAGATATCTACAAGTGAGATTGAACAAGAAATATAATGATGGATTGCATTATTTGTATCCTGAATATACAGATGCATTTGAAGAATATGAAAAATATATTTGTGATATTGGAAGGTCAATTATGACTTCTTATGTTGAACGTTTTATTAAGAAAAATTATGTTACTGTTCCAATTGAAGAATTCCAAGTCATACGCGAATGTCATAATTGGCATATGCAAGATAAAATGACAAATAAAATTAATTTGAATAAAGTGATTGAAGTGTTAAATCAGCAACCTGCTACGAATATCAATCGTATGATTAGAAAAAGAATTATGGAAAAGAATAATCCTGAAAAACTACGACAACTAAATGAAAATATTACAAAACAAATTATAAAACATATTTCAATGATGAAAGAAAATAAAGAAAGAGTTGAAGTAAGTGTTAATGCATAAATATACGTATCTTAATTTTTTTAACTTATATTACAAGTTAAAAAAAATATTGTGATAAATAAAAATAATGAATAAAAATATTGTTCCGGATATTAGTAAAATTAAAACATTTTATATAAATTTAAAAAAAGACACAGAAAAAAATAAGACATTTGTAAAAAATGATTTTATAAATTATAAAAGATTTCCTGCTATATATGCAAAAAAATATAAAGATGATGATTCTTTTCTTAAAAAAATCAGTTTATTAACTCAATCCAAAATACATTTAAATAAAAGAAATACACACGAAGATATTAATAGTTTTGGTGCTATTGGTTGTAGTTTAAGCCATTACTATATATGGAAATCTTTTTTAGAAGAAAAATTAGATGAAGAATATTTAAATTTTTTTAATCAAGATGATGAAAATGATATTTCAGATTTGGAACATATTTCTTTTGCTAAAAATGGAAACGAAATTGAAGATGAATACTTATTAATTTTTGAAGATGATTTAAATATTGTATGTGATAAATTAAAAAACCAAATTGAAAACGATATTCAAGAAATAATGAAATATAAAGTTGATTGGGATATTTTTATATTAAAAAATCTTTTAAATAGAGATAGTGAAAATTTAATCGTAAAAGAAGAATTCAGTCCAGTAAATGGTAGTTCGATTATCAATGATTTTATGACTAAAAAATGCACTGATAAATATTGTAAAATTAATGCATATTTTGGGACACAATGTTATATTATTAAAAAAAGTGCCATTAAAAAAATTATAGAAAGTATTTTTTTCCAATCGAATGTCATATAGATGCATTTTTAAGTTTACTTTCACAGAAAAATATAATCAAAATCATATCAACGGATAATAAATATATATCTTTATCTAGTTTAGACAGTAATATAAATCATAACCAACCTATTATAGAATATAATATGATATATTTTATAATAATTTTTATACTTGTTTGTATTATAATTTTTTATATAACCAAAAATTAAACTTACGCTACCATTTCTGCTTTAAAATAAACTTAAAATATTATATCGGGTATTCTATAAATATAGACAAACGTTTTAAACAACATAAAAAAGCGTTAGAAAATAACAAACATTTAAATATTTTATTACAACGTTCTTACAATAAATATTCCATATGTATCACCAAATATTATTTTACCAGATATGGAAAATATAGAAGATGTAGAGAAATTATCATATAAAGATTTTGAACTTTTAGAATATTTATGTCATCCGACGATTATTAAGTATTTTATAAACACCAATAATTTTTTCTTGGTCCATTTAATAAATAAAAGTTTAATTTTTAAATATATTTTTATATTCTATAGAATATAAAAAGAAATATTTAGTGGTTTGAAATGGTATGTCTTAAGCGATCATTAGCATTTTAATAGTTGGATAGTATTGATAATTTTCTAATTTAAAATCATTAAAATTAAGTTTTTCTACTTCTTCTAAAGTTTCAAATTCAGGAAGTATAAGAGTTGGAAATGTATAAGGTATTCTTTCTAATTGCATTTTAATTGATTCTGTATGTTCTGAATATATATGCGCGTCACCTAATGTCATATTCATATATCTTGGTATTAATTTAGTTATTTGTGATATTATCATTAATAATAAAGAACTAGAGGCTATATTAAATCCTGTTCCCAATGCAATGTCCTGAGATCTGCAATAACAAAACATATCTAAAAATCCATCTTGTACATAAAATTGAATTGTAATTGAATGACAAGGCCATAAAACTCCTTGAATTACTTGTGACGGATTAAAAGTTGTCATTAAAATTCTTCTAGATGTTGGATTTGTTTTAATTTCGTTTATAACAAATTTTAATTGATCTATATTGAAATTAATAGAATCAACTTCTCCATCAAAATAACTCATATTATCTTTATTATATGTTCTGTAAAAAAACTTTGTATATTTACTATCTTGTAAATAATCTTTTTCTTTTTCACTTGAAAGAGAATTAAAATTTCTCCAAATATTGCCATACATTGGCCCCATTTCTCCTTCTTTTCTATCTTTAAAACCATTTGCATCTAAAAATTCTCTACTTGTATTTCCTTTCCATATATTTATTCCTTTTTCTTCTAAGATTTTTGAATTTGTATCTCCTCTTATAAAAAATAATAATTCTTCAATAATACCCTTTAAAAACATCTTCTTTGTAGTTAAAAGTGGAAAACCATCACGTAAATCAAACTTTAAATGTTTGCAAAAATCTGAAATTGTCTCTGCGTTACGTGTTTTTCTTCTTTCTCCATTTTCTAAAATATCTTTAATTAAATCTAAATATTGTTGTTCTCCATATTTTTGATATTTCATTTCATAATGATTAAATAGTTCATACTCATTTTTTTGTATAATATAAAAATTTTTTAAATTATTAATATCAAAAAATGTATCACAAATATATGCTTCTTTTAAAAAAGAAATATGTACTAATAATTCATTTCTATAATTTTTAAACACGTAATTATAAATCTGATTACCACCTATAATAAAAATAGTCTTATTAAGTTTCTTTGCTTGTTCAATCGCTTCATCAATAGATTGAAAAATAACAATACAATCATTATTTTCATAAGTTATATTAAATTTACGTGAAATACAAAAAACAATTCTATTTTTAAGTTTTGGTAATTTTTCAAAAGTTTTTCTTCCAACAATCAAAATTGAATCATTTGTTTTCTTTTTGAACAATTTTAATTCTTCGCTTATCGACCATGGTAATTTATTATCTTTACCAATTCCATAGTTTTTATCAACTGCTACAATAATATTAATCATTTTCTAATATTTTTTATAGAATGAATTTTTTAAATCAATTTTTTATTTAAAAAATTTATAATTTGATAATAATAAATGCAATCAGACATTAAATCATATGAAAGAACATTATTAAGAAAAAATCAATATGATAAAGATAGTAAAGACCCAATTGAAAGAGTTAAAGGTCGTATAGAAGCAATATGTTTAGATAATAACATTTATAGTTATGAACAAATTGAAGAATTAAATGATCTTTTAGATACAATTGAACAAAATAAACGACAATATATTAATCCTACTGCTTTTATATTTGGACGTTATGTTATTGTAAATAAAAATATAGATGGGAAAAAACTTAATGATGTTTTTAACAAATATAGTAATATTCTACAAGATAATAGTGTTGAAAAAATTGATGTAATAAGATATGCTCGATTCTGGTTATTCTTCATTTTAGATAAAGATGTTAAACAAACTAAAAAAACTATGGTACAAGAAGAACCAGAAGAAAAAGAATTTATAGAAGATGTTGATACTGATGAAGAATACACATATGAAGATTACGAAGAATAAATTTTATTCTATATTAATTCTGTTTTTAATATTAATACTGTTTTCCCATCGTTTTATATATTTAGAAACTGGTAAATTTTCAATAATATAATTATGGTCTTGAAACACTTCATCAACAAATTGTCTAATGCATATCGGCAATGTTGGTTTTCCACGACTTGAATAATAGTTGTAAAGATAAACTAAAAATTCAGTTTTCGTTGGATATTTTTTATGTTTAATCACAAATTCACCAAATCTACTATCAATTGATATAAAATTTTTACCATAGACTTCAGTCGCCACATCAATCCATTTTTTATCTTTATTTACATTATAAAATGGTCTGCAAGTATGTATTGAAATTTCAACTTTATGATATGGAATATTTTCATCATAATCCCAATTCTTTGTAGTTGTTAATTCATATTTATCGTGTTTGTAATTGAACGGTAAATTAATATCAGATTCAGTTTTGTTTTTATTAGTTTCACATAAATTCAAAATATGTATAATTTCAATTGTAGATAAATATTTACAATATTCAGGTAATTTAGAACGAACAGAATCTAATTGTTCTTTTGATGGCTTTCCGTCAATCATAATCCACAAATCAGGTGTTTCAAATGCATTATATTTCAATGCATTGACTAAATTGATGTATGTATTATCATTTTTCTTAATTTTGTCGAGTAAGAATCGAAGTGTTTTTAAGCGATTAATATGATTATTTACACCAAGTGGAAAACGTAAATCAGTCATTTCAGCCAACTCAATAATATATTCAGAATATGATAAATGTAATCTCAATGGGTCATTTTTTGGTTGTATATTAGGTATAGTCGTTGCAGAAACAACTGACCATAAAGCCGTTTTTAAATTGACTTTATATGTTGGAAATGTCGGTAGACCAGATAAACACATATAAGTCTGGCTTGTATTTAATCTGAAAATCATATGTTCTCGCATTGCTGGTAAATATTCTTTCAGATGTTCAACGTAACCAGATTCTACCATTAGATAAAATACAGCATACCATAAATCTACATTACCTAATGATTTACCTCCCAACAAACCGTGTCTAATAGTTGAATTTGTTGCTTTTACGTGGCTAAAGTCAGCTCCTAAACATAATCCTCCCATAATATCATCTCTTGTTAATGGACTTTTGTCCGAAATTCCATACTCCACTAATTCTTTGTAAGCCTCAATACTAATAGCGTGTCCAAGCGTTTTCTTCAAGAATGTAATAACGTCATTATTTTTTAATGCATTTAAAGGACAATTTATCAATGAATCACGGACATTATCAGGAACTGTATCAAACAATGATTCAAAGATTTTATTAAATAAAATTATTATATTGGTTGATTTTTCTAACATTATTGGGCATTCAATAGAAAATGGTTGGGCGGAAGCAGTGCTTGTTTCAGTAGATACGGTTTCTGGTGTCACTATAGGTGTAATATCTCGATTAATTTCACGATTACTACGGCGGTCAAAACTATTTAAAAGACTACCAGAACACCAAGACATGTATTTATCTATCTGTTTGTTCCAATCGTTACCACCGGTATAGTATAATTTCCAAACATTTTTCAAGTTTTCAACCGTTAGTTCTTCATTTAATTTATCAATCTCATTGATATTTTTAACATTACTTGAATTTTTTATCAAGCGATTTTTCAATTGAACGAGATTTTTGTGAATTGCACTATTACCTGTTGTACCCATATTTACCGACATCAAAACATTGTCGAAAATATCGATTTTACTCAAAAATTCATCAATAGTATTAATTTCGGAAATTTTATTAATTAATTCAAAATCATCATCAGAAATAGTAACACTGTTTTCCAATTCGTTAGAATAATTATATGTTTCAATAGTATGAGGACTATTTCTTGTAAATGCACATGAAATACTTTCGTTAACAGTATTTGTAGTGTAAATTAAATATACTGATACTTTTTCAAATTTCCACTCAATAAGTTTATCAGAACATCTTTTAACTTCGTATGAATAAATATCACCGTCAGTTATTAATACTAAATGCCCGTGAAAATCGTTTTTAATTATATAATCAACCAAACAAATTGGTGATGTTCCACCCCTTCCTGTTAAATTTTTATTTATAATTGCCAATCTGTCGGTTGAAATAATTTCGCATCTATCATCCCAACTTGCAATAGTTTTATCTGAAAATCGAGAAACAATATCTTGTGATTTACTGTGGTAAAACGGTCTGTTACCAGTAGAACCGGAATAATCATATCCAATTAAAGTTGAAGTCATAGTAATATTTCATCGTATCTCTAAAAATTTAATTCAATTTTTTTAGAAAAAATATTAAGTTTAAATAAAAGAATGAATTTTTGTGATTATAGAAATTCACTTGGAATACCTAAACAAGGTGTACATGCTGAAAGAATGAATGTTTTTGGGTTATCTTTAGCAAAAAATGACATTATTGCAACAGTGTTTTTAGGTATTGTATTAGGTGTAATAACTGGAATAATTTTAACATTTGCAATGAATTTACAAATGAGTACGTGGAATACAATAATATTTTGGATATCTATTTTAATATTTTGGATAATTATAGCATTTATTTTAGGAATATATATACATTGGCTTTTTTGCGTAAAAACAGAATTGAATAATTTTTTAGGTATGTAAATTTTTTTATTTAAAATAATAATTTTTTAATATAAATAAATGGCAAATAACAGATATCTTGAAATATGTAGCGAATTTAGAGACCGTAATAGATTCCCTAAACCCGGACAATTTGAAATTCCAATTTCAGTTAATGGTAGAAATTCTATGCAAAATGCGGTAGATCCTGTTAGTTTAGGAGTACCTGTAATGTCTTGGACATCTAATAATTTAAACACCGATGTTCCAGCTCAATTTAAAATATTATGTACTGTAGAAGCAAAAACAACTCGACTATCTGGACTTACGGATACAAGTGTTTTTATAATTAATTCTGCAAATCGATTACAACAACTTGAAAATTATTATGTTGGTTTACTTATCGAAGACGCGGCTTTTTTTAATCGTCGAAGAATAAAAAGTTATAAATTTATTGGTTCTTTTGGTGGTTATGACCGTGCTAAAATAACAGTTGAAAGTGCATTTCCTGAAACTTTTGTTCCTTCTAATCAAATTTATATTTATGACCCAACTGATATATCCAATTCTGCCTATCCATTCTTTTGGGTTCCTAATGGTGCCGTAAGAATAAATGGATATGCAAATCATGTTTTATATAATGAAACATTAAATCAGTATAGAAATATTACAGATTTTGATGATACAACAAAATGTTTATCAATTGATGTTGAAGGAAATCCAATAACTGGATGGGGGTTAAATCATAATTATTCTATAAGAAAAGATAAACCAGCTGTACCAATATTAGGTGCAACAAATCCTGTAATTGTAAGTTCTACATTATCAACAATCGAAATTGATATAAGTGCAGATGTCAAAATAAATAATTTTGTCAGAATATTAAGTCAAATTTATAATTATGAATTAGATGAACCAGAGAATGAATGTAGACGAATTATTAATTATAATAGCACAACAAAAACTATGACTGTTCATCCTCCGTTTACTGCTCTTCCACCTGTAGGTAATGCAATAGAAATATTGAATTTTTCTTACGATAATTTGAACCCTTTTGTCTATACCGGAAGTGTTTTATCTCAACAAGAATTGGTTTGTTATGAAGTTGATTTATTAAGTGTAACATTACCTACAGAAATATTATCTGTTGCAGAAGGTGGTTATATTACTTCTTATCCTTTTATATATGTTGAATTATCTAACACTTGTTCAGCGGGTCATAGAAATATTATTTATTCTAATAATCCAAATTCAACTCGTATGACATTTAAAGTACCATTATTCGATAATCAGGATAATCCAATTTTTGTTAAAGTAGGTGGAGGTATGTCACAAACTATTAAATTCAAACCTAATGATACTTTATTGTTTACAGTTTTATTACCTAACGGTGAAATTTTTGATACTATTTATCAAGATACTGTATCACCAGAAAAACCTGATTCAAGAATTCAAATAAGCGGTACGTTTAGTTTACGCAGACTTGTATAAACAATAATTTATTTTTTCTTAACCACGTAGGTTAAGAAAATAATGGAATGATATTTTTATACTTTAACTAATTTTCGCATAGTTCCTCTACACATTGGACAAGCAAGTGTTCTTCCAGAACGTTTCATTCCTTTAAAGCAAGTTTTACATACTGGATGTTTACATCCTTTAACAGCGGTATTTGTATTTTCATAACAAACACAACATTCTTTTGGAGACCCTCTTACAGGACTTCTTGAACGTCTTTGTCTTGCAATTCTTGTTGAACGTCTTGGACTTCTGGTTCTTGAACGTCTTCTGCGTAAAACACAATAACTTCCAAATGGTGATCTTACTTTACCAACAGGGCATTTTTTTCTAAGTCTATTTGTAGCAGGATTTAATTCGTATCCGGCAGGAATTCTTCTTGGGGAAGAAGAACGTCGTCTTGGGCTTCTTGGAATATTGATACAATATCCTCTAGGGGATCTTATTTTACCAACAGGGCACAATTTTCTAAGTCTATTTGTAGCAGGATTTAATTCATATCCGGAAGGAACTCTTCTTGGAGAACGTGATCTTCTTGAACGTGGCATTTTTTATTTAAAGAAATAAAAAAAATTTATTTTGCAATCAACATTTTAATCAAAAATTTCCAAAATCCCAACTATCTTCTGTTGCTTTTGCTGTGCTTGCGTGCTGGTAATCCACGACTTTTAATTCAAAAAAATTACTTTTTCCATCCAGTCCAAAAGATTTCATAAAATCGAATGGATTTTCTTTATTATAAATTTTTTCAAATCCAAAATCAATCAGTAATCTATCTGCTACATATTTTACATAATCTGACATCAAATCAGAATTCATACCAATTAATCGACAAGGAATGGAATCACAAATAAATTCTATTTCAATATCAACTGCTTCCCTTACAATATCTTCAATTCGCTCTTGTGAAACTTTATTATTAAGATGTTGATACATTAAAACCGCAAATTGATAATGGAGTCCTTCATCCCGAGATATCAGTTCATTCGATTTTCCTAAAGCTTTTGTCATTTTATTCCGACTTTTCAACCAAAATATAGATGCAAATGAAGCACTGAAAAATATTCCTTCTACTACGGAAAAAGCAACTACTCTCTCTTCAAAAAACCTGTCTGGGTTCATCCATTTCAAAGCCCAATCTGCCTTCTTTTTTACACAAGGTATAGTTTCAATCGCATTAAACAATTTTTCTTTTCTTCTATTGTCTGTAACTAAAGTATCGAGTAGTAAAGCGTAAGTCATTCCATGAATATTTTCCATCATTCCTTGAAAAGCATAAAAATTTCTTGCTTCTGTTGCTTTAACTTCAACACAAAAGTTTTTAATTAAATTTTCCAAAACAATTCCATCAGAACCAGCAAAAAATGCCAATATATGTTCTATAAAATATCGTTCATCGTCAGACAAAGAATACCAATCAGGTAAATCAGCAGAATAATCAATTTCTTTTGCGGACCAAAACATACTTTCATGAGTATCATAAGCATCCTGTAATTTTTGATATTTTATCGGTAATTGAATAAAACGTGTATTATCTTCAACAAGCAAAGGTTCATCTAATCTGTATTCCATTTCTTCTATATTCTAAAATTATAATAAATTTTTATAATTTTATTTCAATTTTTTTTCTTTTATATATTTTTATAAAATTTCATTTTGAATAGATTAACAACGTCAAGTTTTATATAAAACACAAAGAAGTAATTTCAAATTATTTCTTTTAAAATATACTTCTTTTAGATTTTCTTTTAGATTTTCTTTTAGATTTTCTTTTAGATTTTCTTTTAGATTTTCTTTTAGATTTTCTTTTAGATTTTCTTTTACCATCTGATTTTTCTTT